TGGCCGTCATTAAGACTGCCATCCTTGGCAAGGATGATCGTTTCGCCATTGTCGGCGCGGAAGCGATCTGCCTTCATATCGGAAGCAAGCTGCTCTACGATATTGGTAGAAAGGATGCGGTTTTTATCGTTGAAATGCTCCAAGATAATAGAAGCAATAGCAGGGGTAATCTCTACCTCTTCCACGCCGGTCTTATCGGTGTACTCACCAACCTTGTTGAGGTACCAATCCTGCGCGGCGCTCTTATCGTTAAGACCCATAGTAAATAATTCCTCGCTAAACGACCCTCATTGGATCGATTCGCAATCTAGGGGTATCAACCGATTCGGTCAAGTTTTCGATTACGCCATATAAAGAAAAAGCCGACAGGTTTCCCCATCGGCTTCCTTGCGGTTAGCTATCCGCGCCACTATCATGTACCATGATATCTCCCTAGTTATCATATGCCGCTTTGAAGTGCCGACTCTTAATCCGACACCAACGGAATTATGTTTCGATCTGCAAAGCGTTCGGTTCGAACGTCAATGAAGACTTCTGCTTAACCACGATGAATTCTACGCCGGGGTTCTTGCGGGCAAGGGCTTCTGCCGAACGATGCGCCTTAGCCCGACCGAAGTACGGGCGCGTGGGAGCCTTGCCATTACCGTCCATGCGAACCACGTAGTAACGCGGCTTAGGCTCGGCGTTAACGTGAGTGATTTTACCTTCCATATTAATCCCCATTGTTTATTAGAGGGGTGAATGCGCAACTACTCACTTACAGGGCGGACTCCGCTAAAAGCGGTTCCCTCGCTATCATCTGTTAAGGATGGATCAGGGGAACTTAACAGATAATCCCTCTAATAAACAATGAACCATTACTTAGTAGACCGGCCAGCGCGCGACTACTGACATTGCGGGACCATTCTAACCGGAGTGATCGGGGCGGTTAAAACAATCGCTAATTACCCTACGAGGATCAGCAACGAGGAGGCGGGTAATTCGGTCTACTAAGTAATGCATAGCCAACAAAGACGCTGGAAGGGTTCTGACTTCGCGATCTTACGGACAGCCTACCCATTAGGCTGCTACCCATATTTACCATATTGCCGATTGGGTAGTACGGCTTTTGGCTATCAGCGCTCCCTTGTCACCGGCTAGCTAAACCATTGCTATCCAGCGTCTATGTTGAATATGGCGGGGAAGTGTGGATTCGAACCACAACCCATACGCTCCTGTCCTAACGCTACAGCGGGTGCGATACGCTGTCATAGTAACGGTGTTCGTTTGCTCTGCCGTTGAGCTACTTCCCCATCGACGGGACAAAGACTCGGCAGCGCTACCTTAGTCTCTGTCCCTAGGCCATTATCGTTGCGGCGCAAGGGTCAAACGGCTTACCAAACCCAAGTCGTCAAGCGGGTTCTTTTCCCCCGCTGTTCTTTCTATCTAGGGGCTGGATCGATTCGCGTCAAGTGATTCGATCACAACCCAAAGATATTTGTTAGCCGTGGAACAAGCTGGCGACCACCGGAACGTCTTCGACAATGAGTCGGATGCCGATGAACAGAACCAGAACAAGGCCAACCCAAGCGAGCCAACGCCACCGTTCGATAAGGCTTGCTACCAGATTAGCAGCAAACATCATAATACCGATGGAAAAGACCAAGCCAAATACTAGAGCAAGGAAATGCCCTTGTGCAGCGCCAGCTACAGCAAGGATATTATCAATACTCATAGAAAGATCGGCTACAGCAATGGCGATCAAAGCTGTACGGAAGTTGCCGTTGGTAGGAGCAACGGTACTACCGTCTTCCGTACCATTGTCGCTAATATCCTTGAACATGCCCCATGCAACATACATAAGAGCAAGCCCGCCGACAAGCCGAAGGCCGGGAATGGCAATAAGCCATGTTGCGACAAGCGATAGAAGGATGCGGAACACTACGGCCATAATCGAACCGTAACGAATCGCCTTCTTACGTTGCTCGGTAGGAAGTGATGCAGCCTTTGCCCCAACAACGATTGCATTATCACCAGAAAGAACAATATCCAAAAGGATAATGCTAGCGAACTTAAAGAGTTCCCCCCACATAATATTACAGCCCGTAAGAGGAAGTGGAAAGGCTAAGAGCGCGGCAAATCTCACGCGCAATGGCCTGTTCGGATGGTGCAAATTCGCCATCGGCATTAGCGACGGCCAAGACACCAAGCATAACAGTCTTGGCACCCTCCGTACCACTAGCCTTAGAAATGCTCTCCATAAGAGCAATCTTGCCAGCAACCGGAGAAAGAGCGCATTCCTCTGCGCAGTCTTCGATTGCCTTGGCGACTTCCGACGCCTTGAAGGAAGGAAGCTTGCGGGTAATAACCTTACCAAGAGTTACCTTCTCTTGATCCGATACATTGCCATCGGCAAGAGCGACAAGATAGGACGCCTGCACAACCCGAAGGAAGGTAGGCTTATCGCTCATGCGGCTAAGATGCTTTTCAGCATCGGCCATCATGTTACCAGCGATACCCTTAAGAGCATCAAAGAAACTCATTTACTTTGCTTTCTAAAAAGAAAAGGGTAGCCGATTAAGACTACCCTTAAGTTTAACGGGGAGAAAGATGCCTCGGTATTAGCCCGCGATGGCCTTGTTGATGAGTTCCAGCGGTTCGAACTGATCCGCTTCCGTGGCCGAAACCACATCGACGATATCGAACTTGCCCGAAAGCTGATCGTCGAGCTTGTCGAGGTAAGCCCGCGCCGACGCATCATCACCGACCTGAATGAACAGGAACGTCAGTTCTTCGTCGCTGTTGAGGTCATTGGAAGCGTTGGTGATCGTGTTCGCGACCATCGCCGGGCTGTCCGGTTCGCCGTCCGTCAGAACCACAGCGAAGGTCTTCTTGCCGGTGGTCTTCTGCTTGTTGATGACGATGTTGAGCGCATCGTTCAGCGGCGTCGTGCCGCGCGGCGTGTTGTTGGCGAAGATTTCCGCAACCTTGTCGGCAGTGACGCCTTCATAGGTTGCCATCTTGCCGCCGAACTGCACCACGTCGATGCCGTCCACGTCGAACTGGGCGAGCGCGCGAGCGAAAGAGGTAACGCTTTCCTGCGCCTCTTCCCAACGGGTCTTGCCCTCGAACTTGGCCGACTGATTCGACATTGAACCGCTTCCATCGAGCAGAAGCATGAAGTCGAATTCGGAGGCTGTATCCTTGGTCAATGCGTCCATGTGTAGACCTTTCGAACGGCTTGTGTGAAACTTACCGGCGCAACCGTCGAACACCGGTAAGCTAACTCTCGTCTAGAGGCCCTTGTCGCTAGGGTCAACCGGAAACTGGACCCTTCGCAAGTTTATTTAGTAGGTGGGTCAACCCAAACATGCGCGAGGCTTACCGCTTCTTCATAATAGTAAGCGTAATCGGCCTTGGCGAATTGGTTCTTATGGTCGCAGTATTTTTGCGCATCTTCCGCGCTATCAAGATATCCCTTAATTTCGTCACTAAGCTCTGGCTTAGAAGCGCTACCATAAAGGACAATGTACTTATTCATCTTTCATTGCCTCCATCGGAGGGTCATTGAGTCGCCCTGCACCCGATATGGGCTGGATAGCGAGTCGCAGGGCTGTAGGAAAGGGGAAATTTTTAAGAAAAGAGCCTAAGCGTATTGTATTTCTTAAAAATGTTTCTTTCCGAACCACTTACCGGAACACTTGCTACGGCTGTAAATTCGTTTCCCATATCCGACTCTTTAAACCATTCGTGTTGAATTAGATTGTCCTGCATAAGAAACATTGCACGTAGCAACTCTTTCTCATTAGGAACGCCAATTCCACAGAAGTTAATGGTGTTCCAATCCTTTGTGTAAGCTAGTGCGCCGATCTTAGCGCACAGAAAGAACGACGATATCCTCAAGGGTGTTCCACATAAGCGCCCCTTGGCGCGTTTCCGTCATGATCGGACGGATGGCCTTGCTAAAAGCGGGGAATTCCTTGATATACTTTCTTAGTTGCGTACTCTTATTGAGTACACCAAAGCGCATGTTGCAAATACGATCTGCTACCTTTACTGGTGCAGCTTTGTGGCAGTCTTTAATCTTAGTGTAGATGCTGTTGTTACGCTCGTTACGATCTTCGCCAACACCGGTACAAGCGTACACCATATCGGCAACCTCCTTACCATAGAACTTAAGGAGCGTTTCGTACTTCATTTCGGTATCTTCTAGAACATCATGTAGCCATGCGGCAGCACGATATTCCCTATCAGTATAACCATTTGCTACTAAGCAGTCTTCAACCATCGATAGATGAAAAGCATAAGGATAGGGACCGTAGACTTGGTTGCCATGAGCCTTAATAGCTAATGTACGGAAGTCCTCTTGCTTAGATGTATAGTATAAATTATCGTCGCGCTGGTTTAACATTAAAACTTTAGGCATTTAGTATTCCTTAATAAATATGTTATAATCGCCAGAAATAAAAGGAATTCGTATGAACACCCGGCAACCTCGATACGACCACAGTTCGAATGTGGACACAAGGCTTTCTAGACTAGAGACTATTATCGATAGTATCTCTTCTACTTTAGAGAAAATTCAAGACAAGTTAGATACCGAATCTAAGATCAACTGGACTCCTATCGGTCTAGGCATCACTATCTTTATGGCTGTTGTTGGGTCTTTTAGTACGATTTATACAACACGTATGAACAACGCTGACTCAAATATCAAATCAATTACAGATATTTCGCAGCAACTTGCGGTTGCCTCAACAGAGCAACGTATCACCCTTCAAACCGTAAAGGATCGTCAAGATGATATGCGCGCCCAAACCAAGGAAAAGTTTGAACAGATTGACACCCGAATTAATCGAAATGCTGATCGCATTAGGGCGCTTGAGGGTCTTGCGCCTGTTAGCAGGGATAAGCAGGACCGGGACTAACTAATCCAAAACTTCCTACCCTCTAGTTCGGGTAAGAATTCACGCCATGAAGTAGGAAGTACGCAATTAGCTGGTGCAAAGTAAAACATTGGTGCAATGTCTTCATGCTTATAACCAGCTAATCCAGTTCCAATAGCTGTTACTTTAAAGATGACGCCGGGGTGTCTCTTAGCAAAGTTTAAGAAGTTATCTACGTGACGCTTGATCTGTAAAAGATTGAGCGTCCTTATCTTTCCATCCTTAGTTGCAATCGCGTAACTGCAACCCTGCAAGCCCTCACCCTGTCCATAGATCGCTCCATACTGCATATGTGCAATAGCTGCCGCTCCTTTGCCATGACGCCCCGCGAGATTGGAACCAAACACGAAAACACTCTTACACTTTCCAATACACATTATTTAATACCTTTTCAATTGTTGATACAGAAACGTTATAGCGAAGAGATAATTCGCGCCTAGATGCTAGAGAATTTCTTATATCATGCACCTGTTCCCATGTAAGTTTAGAAGTTGGTACATCTTCGCCATAAAGCATAGTCCCATGATCTAGTCTATCGTTAGTGTTTTCTTGATGAGTTCCCCATTCCAAATTTAAATAATGATCGTTTAGCTTATTCCCATCTTTATGACGGCAGATAAGACCGGCCGGACGTGTTTGAACAAAGTGACTACACACTAGCTGACATGCTCTGAAAGTCTTTTGTTTGTTGCTTTTAGACAAAACATACTTACAATAGCCGTCTTTGTCATAAGATTTAGATAGAATTTTCCCTTTATATAAATAATCAAAACCTCTTTTTACAATAATTCTATCGATCGAACGAACCGAGCCATAATTTGAAACCTCGTACAAACCTTCATAATCATGTATAGGTTTCCACTTAGTAACGTCCATAGTTTTTTAACTTCTTTCTTTTATCTGTATTATTTTCTACGTTGGTAAGAGTAGGCTTTGTGCTACCGTCTTTATAATCATACGTTAAAGTAGCGTCTTTATACCAAGCTGGAATAAATGGCTCCATCTTTGTAACCCTTCTACCTGTTTTAGCATCAAGAGATTTAGCTATTCTTGCTTCTTCTAACTTAGAACCCATTACTTTTAAAACATCTAGGTATATTTTTTCTTGCTGTGTGGAGTCGGAAGCATATCTTTCAACAGTAAAGCGATCCAAAGAATAACTACACCCATTGTCGTCTTCTTTACCATAAGCACGAAGTACAATACGACCGCTTGCGTAATCTTCATAAGCTTCGCAACGGCAGTTGTATTCTTCGGCAAAGTATCTAGCGGCTTCATGCATTAGAGCCATTAGAACTTGCCTACTTCATTCCCTAGCTTAGTCCAATTAGGACGCGGGGAAGCTCTAGCGAATAGTTCTAAATATTGCTTATCAGGCCATAGCCGTTCAATGTAATCATACATTTCATCGGGCTTACGGGAATGCTCCCGTATCTCTGCTCTAAATAGCTGGCGGATGCTTCTATCAGCAACACGACCGGGTTTACCTTTGGTACCAATAAGACACATTTCAGGATTGGCACGAGTGTAATAACCCATACCGAAATGATCCTTGCCGGTCTTGGTGGTTTTAAGCCAAGTCCAACCTACTGTTTTAAAGGTAAAGCCCCAAGCTTCCATCGTAGCTAGGGCATCGGGCAACATGCTATCAATAGCCCACATATTACAGATAGCATTTTTGGCTGTTACAGCGGCTACAGGGAGGTTTTTAATATCCTCGGTAGTCATGCAGCTATAATGCGCGGAAGGCGCTCTAGCGCCTCCCTTGGGGCTTCTAGCGGCCCACGCCCATGCAGGATCGGCGTATATTACATCAAACTTCTTATCTTGCTTAATTAACTCGTCTAACAATTACTTGCCTCGGTTTATATCAATCCACTTTTTAGAGTTAGCAATATGATCTTCAATGGTTTTACGCATCGAAGTATCAGGCCCGATAATCAAAAGAGTAGGTAGGGTTATGTGTTTGTCACAGGTGATTTCGGTAAGAGCATAAGCACACTTAATACCGGAGATACCTTCATTGGCGAATGCATCTAGCACAACGTTAGAGACAGGGTTAGTCTCCATCAACTTACAAAATTCATTGTAAGTATCTACTACTGTCCAAGCTACCTTAGACATTGCCTTAGGAAACTTTATGTTTTCAGGCTTAAGACGTGCGCTAGCGAAGATGTTCATTATTTGCCTTTCGCTTTCTTTACTTCTTCCATCCAATCGATAGCTTCATCATCGATTGTAATAGTAAGATTAGAAGGGTCTTTTGGATTTCTCTTCCACCTAACTGTTTTACCAGCAAAGTTAACAAAAGACCCTTCTAGCGGAAGATTAGCGGCGGCTACGGTACGAACCATAACCAGAGCTACGATAGGTCGAGCGGTAGACCGGTGCCGAATGATATACGACACGCGGCGGGGCAACGTAATGATAGCCGGTGCGCGGGTAATAAGAATAAGGCCGCGTCACATAAACATGCTGGCGGTTCTGATGATTGCCCCACATCTTGCCTGCGACAAGACCGGCACCGCCCGCTAGGATAGCGTCACCATGACGGTCGAGGAACGAACCCTGCGGTTGTACCTGTGATACCTGTTGCTGCTGATCGTAATCGGTTGGGTAGGGCTGCGAACGCCCACACCCTGCGGCAGTCATGCCAAGCGAGGCAACGACAAGGGCGATAACAAACTTCTTCATTCAAAAATCCTTCAAAGGCCGGAATGGCAAAGTTCGTTTAGACCCCTGCGAATCAGGAATCAATGCCTTTTGAAAGATTTTGTTACCGAACGATATTGATAAGCATAATGGCTTCAATTTCTCTATCGTATTGTGTTTTGATAATGCACGAGAGAGTAGCATTGGTATTTAATTTACCACCTTCTAACCAAAAAGTAACAACCGAGTCTGTGTAGGAAATTCTTGATACCTTTAATTGCGGTAAGTCGCTTACAACGTTACAAGATACAATCTTGTCACCGTCCGCTAGCTGCTTTGACCAATCAACTACGTAATCAAGCTTCTCATAGGTTCCTTTATCTGGAAGTAAATACATATTACACCGTAATCTTTCTATTGTTTAATCCGATAACCGCTTTCCTATTTGGGGTAGCAATTACTGTGTTGCGGCTCTTAGGAGCATTTATAAATACAGTTCTTACACGCGGAGTAACCACATTATAAACTACAATCGATCCGGACGAAATTACAATAATTCCACCTAGGGAAACTTGTAATGAAGCTCTAACTGGAAGCATACCTACTGTGGTAGAGCCAAGCGAATCGAATGTTGCGGTCATAGTGCCGCTGATCGTCAACACGCCTTCAATCGTACTCATCATGCTAGCCATTGAATAATGGCTATTGCCTGTAGATACTAGCGAGCTATTTGATCCGCTCCTTAATTCATCTAGTGTCTTGTTTAACGAAGCACGCGGTTGATGAAGGCCCGTAATCGTACAAGACAACGGGTTAAGGAAGTTTACATCGTTTTCTTTAATACGGCTTGTAGAAACTGAATTTACACCATCTAGTGTTACTATAAGCTTTGCTCTTAGCGCCCCTACAGACAAACTATCTACATCTAACTCACCCAAAATAGCATTCGTAGTAGCCTTGATAGCACTAATGCCTTTACCGTTAGATGATAAACTACCTAGGCTATAGGCAACAGAGCTATTAATAGGCAACTTAGATTGAAGATTAGCGCTTAGAGCGTTTAATGTCTTTGTAGACGCTGCGTTAACTACTAGTCTACTAGAACCACCAGACATTAAGCTTGCCAGAGGCTTGCTTAGTGATGATTTAAGATACAGCTTGCTAGTAGCTGAAATAGAAGCTTTGCCTAAAGTTACGTTTAGGATGTTAGGGATAGTGTAGGTAAGTACGATAATACCTTGTGTGCCAGCTTGTGAGTTAGCTGCACCGTTTCGAGCGCCGCCGCCGCCGCTACCATAACCACCACCGTTACCGCCGCTGCCGTTACCAGATGACGAACCACCTCCACCTCCCGGCCCTGCGGTTGATCCGTCAATAGTCGAAGTCCAAAGGGTGTCTTGGCTGCCATTAGCGCCGTTGTTGATAGTCGAATTGGCGCTGCTGCCCGTTCCGCCGCCGCCGCCGCCACCGTTGGTTCCAATAACTGAACTGGTAGCAGGCGAAACAATAGCGCCTGCACCACCGCCTGAACCGAGTCTATTGTTACCACCGGCACCGCCGCCATTAGTAGTATCACCCTGTACACCGTTCGATCCTCCGTTAGCGCCACCGCCACCACCGTTAAGAATAGCGCCGTTACCGCCTGCACCGTTGGGACCAGCACTACCACCACCACCACCACGGCCAGCAAGGGCGTTACCGCCCGAAAAGCCACCATCGCCAGCAACAAAGGTACCACCGGGGTTCGCGCTAGTATTGCTGTTGTTTACGCCTGTTTTAGCAGCTACGGTTGTAGCATCGCCAAAGTAGTTAGTAGCCTGCGCGGTACCAACATAAAGAGTGGCAGGGCTAAGAAGATAGTTAATAGCTATACCCGGCGTTACTGCTAGGTTTAACTTATAAGCATAACCACCGCCAGAACCGCCTTTTGACGTTTGCGTTGTTGTACCGGAGCTACCATTAGCGCCAGTTGCAATAAGATCAATACGATCAATTTTGGTTACGTTGGCGGGCGGCGTCCAAGTGGCACCACCGGTTGTTTTAAGAAACTCTACAACAATCATAAAAGGCTCCTAATAAGAGCCTTTTAGGCGTTAGCGTCTGTAAGGCTGAAAGCAGTAACTTTGAAATCTTGGCCTAGAGCGAAGTTTGTATTGTCCACAGTCATATCACCACCACCACCGTTAGCAGTGATAGTACCCTGTACGTGACAAGTTTGAGCGGAGTCATAAATACGGAAGTAACCAGCGACACCAGAAGCGTCGGCACTAGTATCTTCCCAATTGCCCGATAGTGACTTTGAACCACCAGCGGCATTAGCCATCCAGTCAGTAGGAAGTACAATTGTAGCAAGAGTAGTACCAGTTTCGCTAGCAGCGCAAGAGGCTGGCATTGAACCTGATAGAACCTTTAAGGTAGCGCTTGTACCAATGGTCGTTTCAATAATGTCTAATCGTGCGTTTCTAACAATAACTGATAGTTGTAGTGACATAAGATATCCTATTTAATAGGATACGAGTATATCAAAATAAGACTTATATTTCTAGGAGTATTATTTACTAACATTGCTTATGCTGTTATAATCAAAAAAATTCAAAGGATATCATATGAGCAATACACTAACTGGAATTAATGCTAGCGCAGGTCCGCTTTTCTATGACCCTAATTCAGATGGCGCGTACCTAGGGGCTAACTCTTTCTGCCTACGTATCTTCAACCGAACCGCTAACTACTCACTAGCTCCGATCCATTGCGGACATATCCAAGTTGTTAACTCGGCTACTGGCGTTACTGTTACGCTTCCTGCTAACCTACCAGTTGGCTTTAACGTTCGTGTTCTACAGACCGGCGCGGGCGCTGTTACATTCACTGCTGCTGCGGGCGCTACTGTCACCAATCGCCAAAGCTACACTAAGACTGCCGGTGCTGGTGCGGAAGTACGACTAGTAGTTATCGCTAACGTTGATGGTGCTTCTGCACAATATATCTTAAGCGGCGATGGCGCTCTATAATTGGAATAAATAATGAATGACGGATCAACCTTCTTCGGTTTAAATGCTAGCGCAGGAAATATCTTCCTTAACATCGATACAGACGGCGCTTATCTTGGCGCTTCTGAAAGCGGTGTTAGGGTTGTTATTAAGACCGACAGTTATTCTTTAGCTGCACAACAAAGCTCGCATCTACATCGTGTGGTTGCGACTACGCCTATTACTGTATCCTTACCGGGCGGTTTACCTGTTGGTTTTACAGTAACAGTATTTCAAGATAATACCGGCCAAGTTACTTTCGTGCCTACAACCGGAGCTACATTGGTTAACAGGCAGAATTTTACAAGAACACAAGGAATTAACGCGGTAGTTACACTTATCGTAGTTTCTAATCCAGACGGCGCTAGCGCCAAATACTTACTAGCGGGTGATGGTGCCTAATTATGTCTCGTCGTTTTAAAAATGAAGTTCTTGGTGCGATTGCAACACCTTTAAACGGTAGCAATAATGGCGGTGGTACAGTATCACCGCCTGCTCCACCTACACCCCCACGGACTATCCCTAAGGTTAATTCCTTAGCTTTGAATATGTCGGGTCTAGAATATCAAACAAACTTCAAACCAGTTCCTACATCAAATATTCCTACAGCTTACTATCATTACGCTGATCGTGGAATGGAGTACGTTCGTATTCCGTTCGCATGGTCCTCTGTTCAGCCGACTCTTTATGGTCCGCTGGATAGTAACCAACTTACCATCCTCAAAAACCAAATTGACTACGCACACGCTGCCGGTCTAAAGGTTCTTGTTGATATGCATAGCTATGGCTATAACAACGGTACCGTTAGCGGTCATCCCGGTAGAGACAGTACGACTCCTGCGGACGCATTAGCTGATCTGTGGTCGAAGATGGCTACTGCTCTAGTATCTTATCCCGGCGTATGGGGATACGACCTTATTAACGAGCCGGAAGGTTATGGCGAAAGCTATTATGAATTCCTAACTATGGCTACGGTCGTGTCAGATGTTACAAGCGGTAACGTGTTCCCTGTTGACTCAGTAGATAAGCTACAAGTCGGCTATGAGGTTCGTGCTGGCATCAATACACCAAAGACTCATATCCTATCAATCGATACGGTTGCTAAAACGCTAACGCTAGTTGACTCCGTATCAGGCACCGTTCCTGCTGGAACCGTACTAACTGTTGTTAACAATGATACCGGTACTCCTTCCTTTGTACCCGGTACTCCAAGCATGTTAACCATCATTCCAGCCGTATTTGACGCTGTAACTACAGCCATTAGAGCAATCGATACACAAGCCGTCATTGTTCGTGGTGGCAACCATTACAGCGGCGGTTGGGATTCTGACGTTAACCGTCCAAACGGTTTCGTACATAACGATCCAGTTCATAGAACACTTTTTGCTGCACACATTTATCCTGATCGTGATAGCTCCGGTACACGCTTCGATTATGATATTGAATCAAGCGTCGTTGGGCAAGCTCCACCGGGGGCTAGCGTATCACCAACAATTATTGCTACTCGTCTATCTACTTTCTACAACCAGCTTATTAAGTATAATGCTGATATTGTTGATGGACTTTTAGGTATCATTGGTGAATTCGGTATTCCTAACACAAGCGAATCTTGGTACACAGTTGCTAATACCGGTCTAGACTATTGTAAGAACAACGGTCTACTACCCTTTATTTGGGCCGCTGGTACCGGTTGGGGATCGTTCCCCGGTACCGTGTACAAGCAGTGCATCGAGCCTGATCGTGCCACGCTATCAGATGGTACACCTGTACTATTCCAAGCGCTAGGTATGGCTATGCTAACGCAACGTACTGGTGCTGCCGAACCTGATCTAGTAAGGCTACAGATGCCGCCAGCGCTTCAAGCTGGACAACCTTCTAGCCCTTGCACACTTTCATATCGTGGAAATCTATCTAGTCCAATCACTGTTACCCTTACAGAGGTTAACGGTTATGGATTTACTACATCTATTCCGCTAGTGATTCCAGTAGGTAGAAACCCAAGCATCACTTTCACTGTTACCCCTACAAGCGCTTCAATCTATCGTTTTGTTCCTTCGACTAGTGGCAAGTATAGAGTTTGCTCTATCTACAGTCCCGGTCTTTTCGCAGAGTGGGATCAACGTGGTTCTGGCGCGCTTTATTGCAGCGCTATGGTAGATGCTTTTACGGGCATTTCTAAGCTTCCTACACTACAATCAAGCAACCAAAGACTAACCTCTACTTGGAGTGGTCCGGTTGTCTTGCTTCGTCGTGCTACCGATAATACAGTAAAGGCTTTCTATGCTACAAGCGATAGCGACCCTAGACTAAATCGTACAGAAATTGCTAATTGGGCTGGTAGTAACACCGCTACAATTCACCGGGTAGTTACATACGATCAATCCGGACAGGGAAATCATAACTACGCAATTAATAGTTCCGCCGATGGCACTAACAATGGCGGTTATGAACCTCTATGGGTTCTAGACAATGGTAGCGGATATCCTGTAGAGCGTAGAACAGGTCAAAGAGGTGGTTTTAACTCTAGTGTTAACGGTCTAATTGGTTATACCATGATCGTTGATATGCTATATACATCGGGCAGATATCTATTTCCTTATACTAGCAACACACTCGGCTCTATTGGTTTATTGACAGACAATTTCGGCGTTCATGTTGGCGTTCTAGACTCCACTATGAAGGGGCCTAACTTAACGGTTGCGCATGGCCTGCTTACCGACGCCCCACACACTTATACATACAGGTTCCAAGCCAATACGGCTTCTGGCCTACAGTCATGGCGTGATGGTGCAATCGTAGGTCAAACCGACACCTTAAACAGTGGCGGAATTACTTTCGACAGAGCTACATGCGATGAAGGATGGTTCCGGTTCGTTCCTACGTCAAGCCCTATGAACTCTGACATTAGAAACGTTATTATTGCTAATGGTGCTTTGACTGATGCTGAATTAACAAGAATTCAACAGAGCTTTGCTAACATCTACGCTACAGCTTGGCCGGTCGTTACCCCGCCCGCTTCTGGCTATCCGCCTGTTGTCGGTATGGCTGCTAACAGTACGTGGACAGTGCCACAAGGCAAGTCAGTGTGTCTTTATGCCCTTACTCCTGTAAATGGCACCTTCAACGGCGCTGACTTTACATTGACCGACCCTAGCTCTTTGAACATTAAGGTAGATATCTTAATGTCTGCGGCTAACGGTACATTAAGCGGCAATGGTCTAACACAAGACGCTAGCAATCCTCTTATTTACCACCTAGCTTTCGATACAGCGGCCAACATTGTTAAGAAACTACGTGGCGGGTTCGGTGTGCCGGGTGTTAGGTTCACTCCTAATGCGTCTGGCGTTACAACAACGTTCAATACAACCTTCACCAATACAAGCGGCGCTACAACATCCAATAATGCTGTAACTGTAGCCGGTGTAGATGTTGATCCGCTTGATGCTCCGTATCCTGCTCCTGCTAAGTTTACACCTATTGGAAACCTAAAGGGCTTCAATATGAGCGGTGGCGAAGGTGGCAACCAAAACAGTACATCGGCCTATGGCAACAACTTTACCTATGGCGGAACATTCGAACTTGATTACTTTAGAGACAAGGGCTTTGGACTTATCCGTCTTCCAATGAAGATGAACCGTGTTCAAGCAAATAACTTCAAGTACCTAACTGGACTTGCTAGCCTTGATAGAATCAAGCCAATGGTAGATGCAGCGACAGCTAATGGTCAATATATCATTCTAGACTTGCACGAATATGGTAGCTGCTTTGATAGTTACCAGAATTGCGGTTCCGGCAATGGTAGAGCGGGTGTTTCATTCGATACTACAAGTCTTGCTGTTCTTTGCGACTTTTGGAGCCGTATCGCAAATAAGTTCAAGAACTATCCAAACGTGTTCTTCGGTCTTATGAACGAGCCGCACGGTGGTAACGATCTAACGCCGGTTATTTGGCGTGACAACTGCATTGCAATGGTTAATGCCATCCGTGCAACTGGTGCTACTAATAAGATTCTAATTCCCGGCAACGATACTAACAACTATGCTAACTCTGTTAGCTGGAAGGGTTCGCAGGGAACTATTTGGGATAACTTTAGCGATCCTAACTTCTTATTCGATACCCACCATTACCTTGACAAGGATAATACCGGAACGCCTTCTACGGTTGCGGTTAATAGCGGCTCTACCGTTCTTAACAACGCTACAGCATGGGCGCGCGATCCAGCTAGAAGTGCAAAGGGCTTCCAGTTCCTACTTACAGAGTTTGGTTGGAGTCCTAACGATAATCAGACGAGTGGTGGCGTACCTTCTAAGGAAGGTAACGATATTGTTCAGTACATGAAGAACAATAGTGATGTTTGGGCTGGTTGGACTTACTGGCTTGGCGGAACCAAGTCGTTCTATAAAGCTAGTGTGTATTATGCCGGTCCTGCTTATAATAGTGGTAACGTAAATACAAATACGGTAGACTCTAATCAGATGCCAATTCTACAAGCAGGAATCTAAAACACCGATAGCAGACCGGATATAGTCTGCTCTTTTATAGAGGTTTTCATGACAGACTTTACGGTACAATCTGGCGGCTTATATACTATTGCAGATGGCGATAGGCTACTTCTAACTAATTCACTAAAAGCACAAGATAAAGCTGGCGTCGGAGTTGCTAAGAACGCTAGTAATGATGTTTGGACTTTCGAATATTGGGGTCCGTCTAGCACACTAAACTTTAGGGTTACTGGTAGTGCTGCTCTTCGATTTGTAGGAATGGAAGGTTCACTATTTGCTTACACGCTTCCTATTAAGACTGTTATCAAGGAAGTCATTGTAACGCCTCCTGCTCCTAAGGTTTATGCTCAACGCAACGGTATGAGCTTAAGCAATAGCCAAAACGGATATTATGAGGATGTTGCTACCCAAGTAGCTGCTTACGTCATCGACGGCGGCGCTAGAGCAATGCGTATTCCTATCCATCGCTCTGTACTTTGGCAAAATGGTACTATCCAAGATGCAGTTAGCCTAGGCGGATATTCAACAAAGCAATGGCCTAAGTTAAAGGCTATTCTTGATTTCAACATTGCTAACAACGTTGTGTCGGTTATTGACGATCACTCCTATTCACCTTACGGTAATACAGACCTACTACCTTTCTGGACCGCACTAGGGCAGAAGCTTAAGGCTACTTATGGTGATAACGATCTAATCAAGCTAGAGCTACAGAATGAAACCAATTCAGGCAATTGGGAAACTGGATATGCAGCTAACCTTAAGACACTTACTCTTGGTATTCGTGCAGCCGGTATTAACTATCCGCTTATTGCTGGTTGGGGATGCTGGAACGCTGTAGGATATTACGGTAAAGCTCTTGCTGAAATCGATAGCGTAGGCGGTGTTGTAAGCTTTGATCCGCTCGGTAAGCTAGAGTTCTCCGCACACCACTATCCAACTACAACCGGTAATGACAAGCCTTCAAGTGGACAGACCGCAGCACAAATCAAGAATGGCTCTGTTTACGATCAATTCGTACCAATGTTTGATGAGTTTAAGAAGCGCGGTCTAAAGATTTGGATTACAGAGATTGGTGCCGGTGGTAGTGGTCATGCATGGCTTAGCAACGGCTCTAACGTACCTACGTTCGACGGTAAAGCATGGTTTAACCAATTCACCGGTATCTGCGCTAAGTATCCTGATACCCTCGCTGGCGTCCTTATGTGGGGCGGTGGACAGGCTTGGAAGGATGACTACCCGTTCAAGATCGAATATACCAAGGGCGATTGGACCGCTACTAAGTCAACAGACTTATGGCGTAGTGCTACTGCTTTCTGGCAGAATAAGCACATCGTATAAGTTATGTCGGGGCGTTTAGTATCTTCGCCAATTGAAGCAAACTCTTATTTAGTGCGGGTTCACCCCGATAGTGGACCGCACTATAAGCAGATGATTGTAGTAACGGAATTAGAAGACGGTTTAGTTCTACATCTTTATGGATGGATTGGTAAGCCGCTAACACCTAAGGAATGGATCGCGGCTAGAAATCAGTTATTCCCTAAAGCTATTGAAGTAAGATTTGAGAGACTACGCAAAGATGGTACATTCAAACCGGTAGCATTAAGACTGCCACCAGTAGCATAAACAAAAAGGCCCCGAAAGGGGCCTTTTGTATTGGCTCGCTAGGTAGGAGTTGAACCTACATTTGTATGATTAACAGTCACGCGCATTACCGTTATGCTACTAGCAAATAAACTCTTATTTAACGCGAGGCCATGTAACCTTAGTTACAATCTCTTCCTTACGTTCTACTTCATAAACATCGGGATCATTATAATACCAATCACTATGATATGAACCGGATCGGCTCTGATTGACACTATAGTATTTATCTTCGAACTTTACAATAGTTTCTGAATACTGATATTTATGCTCTTGCTTCCAATCGCCCTCTTGGATGATTTCGATTACTTCTGGATCGGTATCATCAATAAAGTAATCGGCGTCTTCTAAAATCTCTTTTAACTTTTCAATACTCATTTAAGTCTCTCTAAATGGAATGGTCCGAAGCGTGAGACTTGCACTCACTATCATTGGCTTCACAGGCCAACCGCTATCTACGTTGCGTTGCTAAGGTTCAAAAACTGGATGCCCGCCTAGGATTCGAACCTAGATTCGGGGATTCAAAGTCCCCTGTCCTGCCTTTAGACGAACGGGCAATACATGGGATAGAATCTTGCAACCGATAGTACACGGTCACTGGCGGGCTATTCTAATTACTTAAAGGACCGTATTATATATCCTCTAAAACCTTATTCTGGTGCGGACGTTCGGGATCGAACCGAAGACCCTTGGGTGGAAGCCAAGTACGTTACCCCTACGCCACGCCCGCATAACTTTGTATTAGATAGTATTTTAATGATTGTCAATGGTGCCTTCACTTAGAATCGAACTAAGGATATCGGGTTACAAAGCCGAGGTTATACCACTTAACTATGAAGGCGTATTTTAATTCATTCCTGCATCACGCAATGCACGTTCAAAGACTTGTGCGTAATCCTCAATCTGGTCGGCCTTATCGGTACCGTTGATGATCTTGCGTGCGTCAATATACTGTTGCTTTGTTGCAACGCCACTCATAGGAAGATATGTCGAAAGCTTCTTACCGGTAAACCAACCTTCATCCATTCCTTTTCGAAGAACCTTAGCAGCAATAGGCATTTCCATCGCGCGATCAGGGTTCGTCATAAGTGTACCGCCTAAACCTAACTCGGTATCTGCTTTACGGTAGTTGTAATCCCAAGTAAGCTGTACGAAGCCGCGACCATACCAAGGATAATAGCGTAGGTTAGTCTTACGCCAAGCTTCACTTAACCAATATGATTCACGTACCGGCTGCATGGTCTTATTGGTTTCATGCCATGCTGTAGCTAATCCGTAAGCTCTATGTGATAGCGGTTGACCTTCTGTAGCATCTAGTAGCGCTTCAAAGCCATTATATTGCGTAGCGTTGATATGGCCTAACTTAGCTACTACTGATACGTAAAAGGTCTTTCTATCCATTGTTCTTCTCTAAATCTGGTGCGAAAGGAAGGATTTGAACCTTCACCTGTGATCGCTTTGTCACCGCTCTATCCGTACCCGGCATTTCTCTTCTACCGTGCAAGCTACTTTCGCTCTGGTGCGGGTAGAGGGACTCGAACCCCCACGACTCTCGCCACTAGATTCTAAGTCTAGCGCGTCTACCAATTCCACCATACCCGCATGGATCGCAGTAGCGTCCCTAGTACGCTTTAAAATTAGCTTAGTGCTGCTGTCCCACTAAGATTATTCTGGTCTAGATGGCTGGCTCTGCCCCAACGCTCTCCTGTTTCCAAAACAGGCGGATTAACTCGACTTTCCCACACCTAGATAAGATAGTACATTCCAATCAAGCTCCAAAGCCGTTTTACGACGATGGCAATTGGCACATAGTATCTGACACTTACTAATCTCTTCTTCTATTCTTTTGATAGAATAGCTTGTTCTTGTCATATCAGAAATATTGTAACTTTTAGTAGACCGATCAATATGATCGAATTCTAAAACTAAACTATCATCTTCACCGCAACGTAAACATTGTTTGTCATGTAAATACTCGTAAATAAAGCGTCTATTTCTTTCGGCTTTAGCTAACTGCATTACATTCTTATTAGGGTTTAGACGTTCTTTATTCTCGCTCCACCAGCGTCTATCGTAAGTTTGCTTGCATGGTCTGCACCTTGCTAGCCTCTTTCCGTTTGCTAATGGAAAATCTTCTAACTCAAATTCTAGCTTACAATCTTTACATTGCTTCATATAAAACTTTAATTAACTGTCACCCAAAACCGGATTCGAACCGATGATATAAGCCTAGCGTAGTTTCTAACCACTCCCGCTAAGCCTCCTGCTTTTGACCACTAAGCTATTCGGGCATAAACTATAAAACTGGTCGGAACGTCGGGCATTGGTCCCCGAGTCTTCCTCTTGCGAGGCTGCTTTAACATATTTAAGCTACGTTCCGTTATTGGTTGCGGAGGCGGGAATCGAACCCGCGTAAGAGTCGCTTATGAGACGCTCGGAGAACCAACGCTCTCCCCGCAACAAACTAATTAATAACAATCATACTCATTGTAGTATGATTTTAAATCTGCTTTGTATTGTGTGAGTTTAGCATCAAAACTATCAAAGTCAATATCTAAAATGTAACTTTGTTTATCACTCCAACCAACCTGTACTACAGTAGCGGTACCTTTAGAAACATACGAATAAACATCATCGTAGTTTACGCGAACACGCTCGCCATTGGTCATTTCGAAAACTGCACTGTTGTCTGGTCTAGTATTACCGGAAACGTCTTCCATTGAAAGTCCTTTTAAATTATAACTCAAATACTCTTTTAACGCTTGCTCTTAGCTCATCTAAGGAACCATCGTTAATTATAATCTTATCTGTATTTCCCTGATAAAATTTATCGAAATCATTACCGGTATCAATCGCCCGATTACCGATCACCTGACAAATAACACCATTGCTAGGGAAAAACTTAGGCTGATCCTTACGGAGGGCATCAACAACCACTCTGCCCTTAGGGGCTAGCTCCAAGGCTCTACGGAGCATGTAGCCATCGTCCCATAGCTCTTCTGCTACGTTACCAAGCATCCCCATGATTGTGCGCCTTGGCACGCCATCAAAGAAAGCTTGTTTGTCCGCTTGGCTTTCAAAATCAGACGGCTTCAATCCTGTTAAGATCGCTGCCATTTCCCTTAGCACTTGCTTTGTGTCTAGGAGATAGAAACCATGCTCTTCTACTAAAATCTTTCGTACTTCACTTTTGCCTACCTGTGGCAAGCCGCATAAACCAATAAGCATTCAATTTTCCTTTAACCGATTAATAGAAACTTTAATCAGGTTAGTAAACCCTTATTATTTAGTTTCTTAAAACAAATCCCAAGGTAAAGGTTCATTGTACGCTAGTAGGTTTTCAGCGAAACCCGGTGTTTCCTTTACAATCTTAAGACGTTCTCTATAGTGTTCGCTTAGATGGATGTTATGTTCATCCTCAAAGTCCACCACGATACAGATGTTCGGGCCGGTAGGCTTGCTGCGAAGGCCACGCCCGATACGCTGCCTGTAGCCGACTTCCGCTTTACCAGCGCCCGCGATAATTAGACAACCAATCATAGGTACGTCAACGCCTACGTCTAGGATTGTTGATCCAATTAGTACGTCAATCTTACCAGTAGCTAACTCTTTCAATCCTTCCTTACGCTTCTTTTCGGTACTCTCGCCAAAGATGAACTTAGTAGTAAGCCCATTATCATGTAAAAGTTGCTCTAAAACCTTTCCATGATCCTGCCTTGCAATCAGGATTAGTACGGGTAACTTCTTAGCCCTTGCTTCTAAGGCTTGCTCTAGGACGGCATTGTTTCTGGACTCGCAATGGGTAATGCCGAAATCAATAGCCTTATGGTAATTGCTATTGAAACGTAGTTTCGGCGAGGGATCGTAAGGAACGAACTTGATCTTAGGCGTAGCATTGACGCCACGGTCAATAAGAAGCTTTTCGCTAACGTTTACCCCGACCGGACCAAAGGCACCTAGAAGCTTCATATTGGCTTCGCTGCCGTCCTTCATAAAAGGCGTAGCAGTAAGTGCTAGCTTGTAATACGCATTAGGACAACGCTTAACAACATTCCAGTAGGTGTCGTCGCTGATTTCGTGGGCTTCTTCACCGATAATAAATTCAATCGTCTTTAGATATTCAATGATAGCCGGGTCATCTAAACGGTTATTTAGAGTCTGTGCCATTGCCACGGTAATGTCTGGATTGATTGACATTTTGGTGTCGCCAATAACACCAGCGTTATAACCAAAGTCCTCTAAGCGTTCCACGAACTGATGAAGCAGCGGCTTACGCTTGGTTAGAATAAGCGTCGGTCTTTGGATACGTGTGTAACAAAGTGCAGCGGCGAAGGTCTTACCAGCCCCGGTTGCTAAGCGAGCGATCATCATGCCCCGCTTTTCTAACTCTCGTACAAGCTTCCACTGATAGTCGTACTTGTCTGTGTACTCAAACCCGCCAAGGGTTCTAGGAAGCTTCCCTAGCGGTTCTGGAAGGGGCTTAGCGAGACGCCGTACCTGATAGCCTTCTGCCGATAGCCTAGCGACCACTACGCTTATAAAGCCTACAGGAAAACTATGGGTGCGCCAATCAAACATGGAAGAATGCGCGTTTAGATATTCAGATGACTTGTAGCTAAGAACTTCACTAACGGAAATCAAAGCCTCTTGTGGTGCATCAATAAGTTTAGCTGTAACTGCATTGTTCGCGATAGTAATCTGTTTTGACATTTAATTGCTCTTAAAGTATATGTAACCCTTATATAAACTTAAGGTAAAATGTCAATGCAATTAAAAGAACTAGACCCCTCGTTACTTAAACCTAATCCTTGGAATTCGAACAAGGTAAGTAAAACAGAATTCGAGAAGTTAAAGAAGTCACTGACTCGCTACGGAGCATTCAAGCCGGTTGTGGTACGGGAGCTTAAAGACGGTTCTCTACAGATCATCGGCGGATATCATCGTTGCGAAGCTGCTAAGGCACTTGGATGGACTAAAATACCGGTAGTGAACCTTGGCGCTATCGATGACGATCAGGCAAAAGAAATCGGTTTGATCGATAACACCCGCTACGGCGAGGACGACAAAGAACTACTAGATAAGCTCCTATCCGAATTAGGCGATTTAAGCGCCCTAGAGAGCATCATGCCGGAAGAGGTACTAGCAGACCTAGAAACCGAAGACACCCTTCTAGAGGCCCTAGAAACGGAAAAAACAGCCGCTTCCGATGAAGAGAAGCCGGAAACTCACAAAACCCTAAAAATGAAGCTAGAAATCGACAAGTATGATGAGATTGAAACCATCCTGCTACGGGTCGCTGGCGATCATGATTACAAATACAGCGATGGTTATTCGAACCTTGGGGATGCGCTGTATCATATTTTGGTACTGGAAAAATAATGAGCAATTTTGAAGACGAATTTGAATGCGATAAGTTTGACGAGTGCGGCGGTTGTAAGAACCGCTTCAAAGAAAGGATATGTAACTCTTGCGGAGTTGGCGAAGACTTCGAAGAGGAAGATATGGAAGAGGTTGACGCTCACTTTGGAGGTAGAATTTAATGACCGATGATATTCGCTTCACCGGTAAGCAATTAGAAATCCTAATGGTTATCAAACAGGGTAACGATGATGGAACGCCGTGTTCGGTATATGATATCTTAGAACATATCTCTTATGAGTGTAAGAGAGACGCCATGCTACATTCTCTTAAAATCCTAGTTGAAAAGGGCTTCGTTGAACGCCGGGATTTAGTTAAGAGAGCAGGGAAGACGGTAAGAGTGTTTTCCATAACGACTCGGGCTTTGGTCTTCATTTAACCGGGATAGGTGAAAACCTGTCAAGCTAAAAGTGATGCTAAAAACCCTAGGATTTCCGCCATTTCTTACAAAGAGATTGACAAGGGGAAAAATGATGTTAAAAAGCGAAGCGTCATCCCCCTTAAATTAAAAATTATTAATTATAACGTTTTTTACTTATTTAAAACGTTTATAGATTATGTTATAGTTATTAACTATGACTACTGAAACAACAACTGAACCTACTAAAAGATTAAAAGAATCAGAGTGGCTTGTAATCTCTTCTTTATGGGAGAGAGGTGAAACGACTCTTAAAGAACTTTCTGAAAAGTTTAAGATTTCCGAAGCTGCTTTATCACAAGGTTTAAAGCGTAGAGGTATCAAGAGAGGTTCTAAAGCTCACTTAATAGCTAAGGAAATTCAAGCTAAGACTCAGGAAGAGTCAGCTAAGCTTATTGAAGAGATTTATAACTTCAAGAAAAGATATCTCCGGTATGGAGATTTCTTAATGACCTCTACTATCAATCTTATTACCGAAGCTAAGAAGGAATCAAAGCCTCTTCATTCTGTTAAGAATGAGATTGCTACCATTGGTGAAGCTACTAAGGTTTTTAAGACTATCCGGAACGATATGTTCCATCTTTATGATCTTTATAATCCTGATAATAAGCCTGACGATGATCTTCAATTTAACATCGGTGTTTATTCTGAATCTGATATTGAAGCTTTAAGAGAAGCACAACAGATTCAAAAGGAAATGGCAGAGCCTTCCGGTAATGAAGATGATAATGATCTTGACGATGAGGTAGAAGACGAGGAAGCCTATTAATGGTTTCCGTACCGTCGTTTGATCTTCGATTACACCCTGCACAAGCTCAAGTCTTCCATAACCCCGCCCGTTTTAAGGTAATGGTTTGTGGAAGACGTTTCGGCAAGACTCAAGGTCTTAAAGCTGAAATGATTAAGGAAGCCTTCACTAGGCCCGGTGCTGTGATTTGGTACGTAGCGCCTACGTACAAGCAGGCCAAGCGTCTTATGTGGAAGGAGCTTAAAGAGGCTATTCCTAAGTCTTTTATTAAGAAGACTTCCGAAGTAGACCTTATCATGGAGCTTAAGAACAAGTCTTCTATCAGCTTATTTGGTGTTGATAAGCCGGATGGCCTTCGTGGTTCCGGCGTTAATCTTCTATGCATGGATGAGTATCAGGATTTCAACAGTGAAGAGATTTTCACTAAGGTTCTATACCCTACGTTAACCGACCGTAGAGGCCGCTGTGTGGTAGCTGGCACGCCTAAGAGCTACAACCTCCTATACGATCTATACATGCGCGGAGAAGACCCCGCATGGAAGAAAGACGGCTGGAAATCATGGCAGTTCGTAACCGCTGATAACCCTTTCATTCCAAGGGATGAAATCGATGCAGCTAGGCGCAACCTTGATCCTAAGTCTTTTAACCAAGAATTCATGGCTTCCTTCGAAACCATGCAGGGTAAGGTTTATTACGCCTTCGACCGTAAGCTACACGCTAGCCAATTCCTGCCGTTTAATCCATCCCTACCAATCTGGATTGGACAGGATTTCAACATTGATCCTATGTCGTCGGTTATTATCCAACCGCAGCCTAGCGGAGAGATTTGGGTAGTAGACGAAATCCATATGCGGAACGCCTCTACGCACGAGTTGTCGGAAACAATCGAAAACAAGTTCTTCCGCTACAAGCGTAATATCGAGATTTATCCCGATCCTGCCGGTGCCGCAAGAGGACATACCAGAGGCGAGTCAGATTTAGATATCTTACGTCAAATGGGTTATCGTAAAATCTTTTATAAGAGAAAGCATCCGCTAGTAGCAGACCGTATTAACGCGGTTAACCGTATGTTTATGACAGCTAGTGGTGAGTCACGTATGTTCGTTAGTAGTAACTGCACCAACCTTATTCGCTCGCTAGAACAGACTATTTATAAAGAAGGCTCTAGAGAGGTTAATAAGAAGCTCGGTAACGAACACATGGCCGACGCTATTGGTTATCCTATTGAGTTCCGCTTTCCTGTTAAGAAGGTACAAATCTACGGTGTTAGCCGTTAACGATTTGATTATTACAAACTCTGTGATATATAATAATACAAAGAGAGATACAGATGATTGAAGATACTAATACTATTATTCCGTTCTTAGATCGTATTCATCCTGAATATGATACTTACTGTAATGAATGGAAGTTCTACAAGGACACCTATGACGGTGGTAAGGCTTGGTTCCTTAAGAACATTGATAAATATTTCCGTGAAGGTATGGATGAATACCGGGAGCGTGTTGATCGAGCTTACCGCTTTAACCATACACGCGAGGTAGTTGACCTAGTTAACAAGTACATCTTCAAGGCTGACGTTGATCGCAAGGAAGATGCAGAAGACTACATCAAACGCTTTTGGGCGAGTGCTACCCTACAGAAGCGCGACATTGACCACTTTATGACAATGGCGTCTGCGCAGGCTTCTATCTTTGGTAGAGTCTGGATCGTTGTAGATAGCAACTTTACTGACAAGGTGACTTCCGTAGCTGACGTAAAGGCTAAGAAGAGTCGCGTTTATGCTTATACAGTAAGCCCACTAGACGTTTTAGACCTAAGCTTTGACGAAGACGGCGAACTTAACTGGATCAAGATTAGAGAAGTTGTACGCGATGATTCCGATCCTTTTAACTACTCCGGTGGCGTAATCGAAAAGTTACGTATTTGGACTAGAAACGAATGGTACTTATTCGCTGGTGAAAGCTCCGGTACTTCTGCACAGAAATGGGTATTAGAAGATCAGGGCGAGCATGATTTAGGTATCGTTCCTGTAACCTACCTTGACCATAACGACAGCGATAGCCCCTACACTTCTACGGCTCTTATTGCAGACATTGCATACCTAGACCGTAAGGCCGCTAACTATCTATCAAACCTAGATGCGATCATTCAAGACCAAACCTTTAGTCAGTTGGTTATCCCTGCCGAGGCGCTAGCCTTTGCCGATGATGACGGCGACGGTAGGGGTTTAGGACAGAAGCTACTAGAATTCGGTACTAAGCGTATTTTCCTTTACCATAACGGCGAAGGCAATAACAAACCGGACTATATCAGCCCCGATCCTTCAAACCCTGAAACGATCCTAAACGTTGTCAATAAGATCATTGGCGAAATCTACCACTCGGTAGGTATGGCTGGCGAACGCACCAAGCAAGATAACGCTGTAGGTATCGATAACAGTTCCGGCGTTGCCAAGGCTTATGACTTCGAACGTATGAATGCTATGCTAGCTAATAAAGCTAAGGCACTACAGTCATGCGAAAATAGAATGATTAAGATCGTCAAAGCATGGAACAATGTAGACACCGATCCAGACCTAATAGAAGACTACGTAACTTACTCGAAAGACTTCGATGTAAGAAACCTAGCTAATGAATTTGACATTGCTGGTGAATTAACTATAATGATAGCTCCTAAAACATTGCGTCAAGAGCAGATGAAAGGTTTAGTTGATAAGCTTTGGCCTCAATTAAACAAAGCTACTCGCGACAAGATTATGAAGGATATTGATGAAGAGTGGTTACGCGACCCTACACCCGAAGAGATTGCGGTGCAGAGTGCGAGTGTCCAGACAGCAATTGGTAAGATCACTGGTACTAACAGTAGCCAGCCTAAGCCAACTACTACAGCCTCTAAGTCAAAAACTGGTACGCAGGGCCAGAACAACAAACCAGCAAAGTAAGCCTAAGCGACTAGGCAAAACATACGGCTATTCCAAGAGAAAGGTTTAATATGCCAGAGAACATTGAAGCACAAGAACAAGAGTCCGCTGATAAGATTCGTGAGGGTCTTAAGAATCAGGGCGAAACCGAAGCCAATACCGGTGTTGATGAAAACAACGAAGATGGCGATACCGAAACAAAACCAAAGACAGAAGAGAAACCGAAGTTAACCGACGCGGAAGCGAAGTTACTTAAGGAAGCGATGAAGCATAAGGCCGCTGCTAAGAAAGCTGCTGACGACCTTAAGGCTATTCAGGACAAGCTATCCGGCATTGATATCGAAAAGTATCAGGCTCTTATTGCAGCCGAAGAGGCTAATGAGACTGCCGCTCTTGAAAAGAAGGGCGAGTATGACCGGCTCCTAGCTAAGCAGAAGGAAGCCGCTGCCGCTAGCATTAAGGCTGAAAAGGCCCGCGCAGATGCAGCCGAAGCAGAAACAAAGAAGCTAATGAAGTCTATTGAAGACTTAACCACAGGACAGGCTTTCAGTAATTCAAAGTTCGTAGCAGATAAGCTAACACTTACTCCTAACAAGGCTAAGGCTCTATACAAGTCACACTTCGAATTCCAAGACGGTAAGATGGTTGCCTTCGACAAGCCCGCAGGCGAAGCAGATCGTACCCCGATTGTAGACGCCAACGGTGACTCAGTTGGTTTCGAGGAAGCTATTGCAAGCATTATCAATGCCGATCCAGACAAGGACTACCTACTAAAGGCAGAACAGAAGACCGGATCAGGCTCAAAGCCAAGCAATGCAAAGAAGGATACTTCTAAGCAGGATTACGGTGATACTACCGATAAGATTGCGGCTGGTCTAGCAGCTATGCTTAAATCACAGACTAATAAGTAATTAAATAACTTTTTAGTATTGCCAAGTATATTTAGTAGTGGTATTATTATCTCCATATTAAACAATTGGAGTTAAGAATGCCATTACTAAAGCAGGACGCACAGAGACTATCGAACAACCTTCTAGTCCAAGGCGTAGTTGAAGAGATCATCAAACGTGACGCCATCTATGCGCTTCTACCTTGGGTACAGGTAAACCATAAGGCTTACGTCTATAACCGTGAAGCTACCATTCCGACTATCAACTTCACCGATGTTAACACTGACATTACAGAGGGTGGCAGCACGTTCCAAGACGTTACTGTAACTCTAAAGATCATGGCGCAGAACGTTGATATCGATAAGTTCCTTAGCGAGACAATGGGCGACACAAACAGTCAGATTGCCCTACAGCTTCAAGGCGCTGCTAAGGCGGTCGATCAGAAGTTCCGCAACACACTCGTCGTTGGCGACAGTTCAGTTAACCCACTAGAGTTCGACGGTATGCGCAAGCTTGTTACCGTAGCGCAGACTCTAACAGCCGGCCCTAACGGTGCAGCCCTAACCTTCGATATGCTAGATCAGCTAGTAGACTCAGTTCCTAACCGTCCAGATGCGATCTTTATGCGCTACGGTACTTACCGCGCTCTTAAGGCTCTAATGCGTCTAAGCGGTGGTATGATGCCAGAACAGCTTAAGCTACGTGATTTCGACGGTACTGTTCCACATTGGGATGGCATTCCGATCCTTCTATCAGAATACCTACCGGGCAACGAGACAATGGGTACCAGCACTGGTAACACCTGTTCAATCTATGCCGCTCGCATGAACACAGTTGACGGCCTACACGGTCTATACGGTGGTGATGCTGCTGGTATTCGTGTCGAGCAGATTGGTACACTAGAGTTACGCGACTCCGTTCGCTATCGTCTAAAGTGGTACACAGCGGTTGCTCTTAAGTCAACCAAGTCACTTGCAAGACTACAGGGCGTTACAAACGTCTAATAAGTCTTCTAATAAAAGCTAAAACGAATAGACCCCGCCTTGTGCGGGGTTTCGTTTATGTGCTATATAAGATATAATGCAAGAAATAAACAAGGACTAAAAATGAGTATTATTCGTATCGACGTTCCCGGTTATGACACCTTTGACGGGTATTTAGGACAACTCGAATTCAAAGGCGGCGTATCAGTACGTTCAGCAACTAGTATTGAAGTACAGCGCATTGGCGCTAATTTAAAGATTGTAGAGGTCGGCAATGAAACAAAACAAATTGGACCTGCGACTGCTATGGCTAACACTGGTCATGTATCGGCATCTATTGAGACTTCTTACAGTACAGAACCGGAAGAGCCTAAGACAGAAGATAGCGACGACTCGCTTTACACAGAAGACCAACTAATCAAGATTGGTGAGGATGGCGGCATTAAGGCTGTACGTCAGATCGCTAACGATTATGGCATTAAGGGCGTTAGCATTGATGTTATGATTAAGGATATCTTAGAGGCTCAAAAGAAGGCTGCTTAATATGGATGAATTTGCAACAGGCACAGACGCTACCTTAGTTATTCCGCACGTTTACAACGATAGCAATCTAACGGTAACAAATCTACAATTCCAAGTGTTAAACGCACAAGGGGTAGAACTTGTGCCTGTTACAGATGCACCGGCTTTCGCAAGCGATACCACTTCTACGACACTGGTTATTAATCAGGCTTTTAACACTACTGACATTAAGGTTGATATTAGACAGGTAAACCTTTTCTTCATCACCGATGCCGGTACGTATAAGCAAACCGTCTATTACAAAATCCTTTCGGATCAAACAAAGCTAACGCCTATGGTGGACAGCTTTATGACGTTTGCTGAAAGCATTCTAATTCGTACACAGATCAGCCAAGCCATGTACTACTTCGATCCTATGGACGATGCCATGAAGGTTGTAGCGCTATCAAACGCCTTCGCCCTTATCATGAAGAACAAGTTCAAAGACCCTAAGTACAATACGATTGATCCTGATTTCTACGTAACAGACTATTACAATCAAGACTTTGGACCGGGTGTATATGGTGCAGGGTTTGGCGGTCGCGCTTGGACAGCGCCGAAGCCATTAGACATTAGCGCATATACTGTAGATCAGTTTAACGCCCTTCCTGCTAACATGGTTCTATCTTTGAAGAAGGCACAGGTTGTACTAGCTAACTCTCTAGTAGAGAACAGTCCGGTAAGAGAGAAAATCCGCCAAGGTATCATTTCGGAAACCATTGGTGAAAGCTCTATGTTCTTTAAACAATCAGGTAATAGCTTTGCAGGCGTTGGTGGCAAGTTCCCCGGTATCTCTGACGATGCCTATGAGTACCTAAAAGACTATCTCTTTAAGAACGCTACAAGCTCGCAATCGTTCCGTATTGGTAGATCATAATGTTTGTACCTAATGGAAAGTGCCAGATTAGACGCAAGCTACCGGGCTTAAACAAATACGGTGAACCGCTCTACGGTAACAAGCAGACGATTCCCTTTTCGCAAGTCCGGTTCGACACCATGACTTCGCCTAGTACCGTTAGAGCCGATGCAAGCGCCACCAGAGGCACCAGTGAAGAATTCCATGCATCGGGACGTTTGTTGGTTCCTGCCTCTGTAGCGCCAACGTGGGGCGATTTATTCATAGTCCACGGTAAGGTAGTTAGATGCAAGCAGCTAGAGCCAAGATACAATGTCTTAGGCCAGCTAGATCACTTCCAAATCGACTATGAAAAAGCATTAGATATTTTTGGGGATGAAAAGTAATGGCAATGGCATATTCCGGCCAATTCAATATGGACAAGCTCAAGCAGTCGCTATTCCGTAAGGAACAGTTCGCAGAAGGTGCAGTTAAAGAAGCTGTAGAGGCTGGCGCTAAGCTTATTGAAGAGGAAGCAAAAATCAACGCACCGGTTGATACACACAATCTAGAGAGCGCTATCCATATTAGTGAGCGTAGAACCCGTAGCGGTAACTATGCAGTCGATATTGAATGCAGCGGCATTGGTGATGACGGTAGGGACGTTGCGGAGTACGCAATGGAGATTCACGAACACTATCAAAGCTATCACCCCGGCGAAGGAACGCTAGAGAAGCGCGCAGAGTACCCCGATCACTACGTAGGGGAAAAGTTTATGGAACGCGCTGTAACAGCTAAAAAGCAGGAAGCTATCGATTTAGTAAGAGCGGCAGTTAAAGAGGCTATGAGTAAGTAATGTATCAGATTGAAGAGATTTCCAACATCATTAGCGAAGCAGGCTTAGCGACACTAGGTACCGATATGTTCCTGTACTCGGTCGATGCTACCGCTACAAACTGTATTATCCTTTATCCATCGAATGATCCGCCGATTATCGATCCGGATTTGCCTAACTATTTTAGGGGCAAGTTCCAAGTTATTGTAAGAAACTACACACATGAAGGCGGTCTAGATATCTCTAACGCGGTATCAAAAGCTCTTACTCTATTCAACACAGACTTAGATACTATCTTTATTAAGTATGTACGGCCTATGTATCAGGCAAGAGTCTACAGACGTAGTGATAGTGGATTAATTGAATTTAGTGTTACTTATGATATTAGGTATATTGCTAAATAAAACCAATTTCAATCCGTTATTTCTTGTGTTATAATCGAGACTGATTAATTTTTCGGAGTAACACATGACTGGAATGACTTCTGACGTATCACAAATTCAACTTGGTGCATGTATTGCTACATTCGCCAACAACGATCTTGGTTTAACCAAGGGCGGGGTTGAAGTTACGCTATCTACCACAACCTACAAAATCACCGTCGATCAGTTCGGTGGTACTAACGTAAACGAATACATCACTGGTCGCGAGGCAAGCGCCAAGGTTCCTCTAGCTGAAACATCGCTAGACCGCCTACAGATTGCTTTCCCCGGTTCTGTTATCGTTACTGACGCTACAACCCCTACTAAGAAGAAGCTAAGCGGCGCTACAGGCGTTGGTATCTCTCTACGTAGTCTTGCTGACGTTCTAACGCTACATCCTAAGCCGCTAGCTCTTGCTGACAAGTCACAAGACTTCACACTTCCAATTGCTTCACCTAAGGGCGATCTAACTTTCTCTTATAAGCATGACGAAGAGCGCGTTTATTCAATTGAGTTCATGGGATACCCTGACTTGACAACAGGTATTCTTTTCGTTATTGGTGATGCTACTGCTAACGCATAAAGCACTTCCAAAGGACATTAAATGAAGATTGTAAACTTAGATAATATTACTACGAAGCGTGATAAGATTATCGTTCTTGGCGGTGTGGAGCATGTCATGCATACTCCCACCGTTCAAGATTATATCGAACAGATGAAGCAAGCCGAAGAGATTAACCGGGTTTCCCATAGCGCCGAAGCCGAAGGTATCGAAGGTGCTTCCCAAATCCTAAACCTAACTATTGCTACTCTATTAAAGAGCTTTCCAACCCTAACCGACGCACAGTTACGTAAGCTAACAATGGATCAGCTTAACGCAATCCGTATGCTAGCAGACGATGCCGTCGAGGAAGAGGCCCCACAGGCGGGGGAAGCAACGGGGAAGCTAGGCTAACTCACTTAGACTTTCCCTATTATATTACTAGAGTAAGTAGATACTATAGTTATACCTACGACTACGTGCTAACAATGCCGTTGAAGGTATTCACGCTATACAACTCCAACATTAATAGACTTAGAGCCGAAGAAGATACCCGGCTACTAAGCATATTATGTTCCGCCAACTCTGGTGAATCGGCTAAGAACGTACTGGATCGCCTTAGGGAAGACCTAGGACAGCCGACCATATCAGAAGCTATCATGGAAGAAGGCGCTATTGAACGATTGAAGAAGTTAAGCGAGACAATAAATAATGGCAACTGATAGATTAGTAATTACGATTGATGGTGATTCAAGTGGTCTTAACAAGGCCCTCACTTCTGCCGAAACTCGCTTAAACAACTTCAACACACGCATTTCTAATACAAGTCGTGCATTAACTAACATGATGAAGAACCTTACCGCTATGGGCGGTTCGGTTCGGAGTGTTACAGCGGCTTGTACTGAAATCGCTACAGCATTAGGTAATGCTACAGCCAAGGTTAACTCGTTTGCTGGTTCCATTGATAGAATGTCATCATCTAACCGTGCGGCGGGACAAAGTACCGGCGCATTAAACGTTGGTGTAAAAGACCTAGTTCTTACGCTCTATTCCGTTAGAGCGCTTTTATTTACCGGCAAGTCATTGTTCGGTGGTATCTTTAGCGAAATCGTAGAGGCTAACTCCGAATTCGAAAAATCACAAATTCTACTAGCTAACGTTGCAGGACACGCAACCGATGCACAAAACGCCATGCAAGCCCGAAGCGATCAACGCTACATTTGGGACTTAGCATCCAAGGCTCCTATCGCTGTAGGCGCTCTAACCGAAGCATTCGTACATATGAAGGCTAACGGTCTTAATCCTGCGCAAGGATCACTACAGGCCCTAGTAGACATTACAGCTAAGTTCGGTGGTTCAACCGAGAACTTTAAGAAAGCGCAGCTAGCACTAACGCAGATGGCATCATCCGGTAAGATCATGATGCAGGATTTGAAGCTACAGCTTGCGCAGTCATCCGGTATTGCGAGCGCTGAAAAGGACTTCGCGGAAGCCGCTGGATTTGGTCGTACAACAACATCCGTTCAAAAGCTATTCGCCGCTATGAAGAAGGGCGCTGTAGAGAGTGCCGATGTTCTACCTAAGGTGTTCGCTATTTGGGAACGGGATGCTGGTGGTGCGGCTGCTAAGTTCGCTAATACATGGGATGGTCTACAGGCTCGCCTATCGTCAGCATGGACACAGACCCTAATCCGCATGACACAAGCGGGTGGTGAAAACAGCCTATTCAACGTCCTAAAGAAACAGGTAATAGACCTAGTAACCTATCTTAATACAGATGCGGGTGATAAGTTCCTAGAAGGCATCACAGAAGATTTAGGACAGCTAGTAATAACACTATCTGACGGTATTAAGTGGGCTTATCAATATAGAAACGAAATCGTAGAGCTACTAAAGGTAGTTGCTGGATTTATCGTATTTAGAACTGCCGCTGGATTAGTTACCGGCCTTATTGGAACGGTACTAGATGTTGGTCGTGCGGTTTCTAGTACCATTGGTTTCTTTACTACATTCAATAATCTAATTGATGATCTAGCGACAGCCCCTAATGCTGCCGCTAGATCGATCGCCTTATTCGGTCAAGGCTTCACTAGCCTAGCGACAAGCATGGGTATCTTTACCGCTACCGGTGAGGTTGCTTTAGGCACGCTAACCCTATGGACCGGTGGCCTTGCCCTTGGAGCTATTGCAGTCGGAGCGCTTGGCTACGCTCTTTATCAGCTACTTAAGCCTTTAACAGCCAGCAAGGAAACACAAGAGGCTGTAAGCGCAACACACGAGCATTTCAAGGCTGTATTGGATGCTAACTCCGCTGCGGTTGATAAGCTAGCACGCGCAACCGATGCTGAAAAGGAAGCTGCGGAAGCTGCCGTTAAGACGCGCATCGAAGAAACACGTCAATTACTGCTAAACACCATTGAAAAAGAAAAGAACTATATCGCTACAATGAACTTAGCAAAAGCTGATTACTTAGCTGCTAAGAATAGCGTAGATGATAACAAGGCTAAGTTTGGCTCAACTGGCGTTATGGGTAGCGCTGGTATGGATGTTGGTGCGGCTGCTGATATGGCGGTTGCTAACCAAAAGTTTATTAATGCCAAGGCTAGACTTGATGAATTAAAGAAAGATTTCTCAAGTACCGCACAATCATACAGAGACTTAAACGCGGCATTACAGACAGCTAACGAGCCAAAGCCTGAAAAGGGTGAAGGTGCCGCTGGTAAGGGCGCAAAGGATAAGCTTGGTTCGTTAGATGCTAAGCGCCAAGCGCTAGTAACACAGCTTATTAAGATTAAGGAGCTACAGGCTTCTATCGATGATAAGGGCGACGATGTTTCTAAGAACGCATTTGCCGACAACTCGCAAGAGATTGAAGAAGGTATCCGCGCACAAGTAGGCGCTATTACTTCGCAGAAGGAGCTTAACGATCAGTACGTTGCGGCTAGAGCTATCGTTAGACAAAAGCTAATTGAGGATCGTGAGCATACCAAGGGCCTAGCACTATCTAAGAAGGAAACTGACGAACTAACCAAGTCACAAGAGGCGTTGGACGATCAAACGGCTAAGGCCCGCGATGCAATTAGTGCGATTGACGACTCCTACAGCAAGATTGGCGATCAGGTAGAGGCTTACAAACAAAAGCTACTAGATACAAACAAGATCACGCTTCATGACGAAAGACCGGAGAACGATGCACGCCGTATCGAGCTAGGCATTAACATTGAAAATGCTGCGCACGCTAAACGTCTAGAGCTACTTGCTATCGAAGAGAAGAAGTCAAAAGAAAACACCGACACTATTACCGATGGCTTGCTAACCGAAGACCAGCTACGCCAGAAGAACTATGATAAGGAAGTAGCGCGGGTAACTGCACTAATCGATGAAGCAAACAAGCTACAGGGTCCAGAAGCTAAGCAGCGTGCGGCAGAATTCTATACTTACCTAGATGCACTTAAGACTAAGAATGCTATTGATAGCAATCCGTTTGCTAAGTGGGCGATAGGAGTAAAAGACCTTAAGGCTGGCATTAATGAATCACTAGTAGGTTCATTGGATGGCTTCATTGATAACCTTTCACAAGGTAAACTAGCGTTCGCTGATTTCGCTAAGTCACTACTGTCCGACCTAGCTAAGGTAATCGTTAAAGCGCTAATCGCTAAGGTGCTTCTAAGCGCTTTAGGTCTAGGTGGTTCAAGCGGTCTAGTACCGGGCTTCACCAGTGCAGGCGTAAAGGCCCTTACACCGACCGCTGACGCTACCATCGGTGCGAATGCTAGTATCTTCCACAAGGGCGGCGATATCAACTCTACGGGCGCTCCTAGGCGCTCTGTTGACCCCGGCATGTTTGCCTTTGCGCAACGTTATCACACTGGCGGCTTCCCCGGCTTAAAACCCAACGAAGTTCCTATCATTGCTGAAAAGGGCGAAGGTGTATTCACCGCCCAACAAATGAAGGCGATGGGTAGCGGCAAGGGCGGCGATGCTGGCGTTGCACCACAAATCAACATCATCAACCAAACAGGAACACAGGTTCAACAATCACAGACACAGCCAAGGTTCGATGGTGAAAAGTTCGTAGTAGATATCGTATTGAAGAATGCGAATAAGCCCGGACCTATGCGTGATATGTTAAAAGGACGATAAATGAGTAACTTTCCTACCTTCAATGGTCGTGAGGACACCGCAAAGTTTGGTTTTGATGTTGAAGACGTTGGTATTAGATCAACTATGGAGGGCGGGTACGTCTTAACCCGCCCACGTCATACCCGTAAACCCCGCCGTACTTGGATGACCGGCTTTACCGATCTTAGTAACGATGAAATGAATACCTTTTTAGCTTTTTGGGACGATGTTGGTACATTTAAAGGCTTTACTTATTACGTGATTCCTAATAATGAATTAGTTAACGTTCGGTTCGCATCAAAGCCTAGTTTCGCCTACAAAGGTCAAGGCGGCAATTATAGATGGGATATTAACGATATCAAATTAGAAGAGATTTAATGGCAAGACATTTAAGTATTGGTACTGTTGTAGAAAAGAATAAAATTCAATCAGAAGACACATTTATTATTCTTATTGATGCTACTATCAAGGATGACTATGGTGCTTATGTAAGTACCCTTAGCTTCTGCAAGAACAGTGAAAACATTATCTATGGCGTTGATAAAGATGGCAACCCTGTCAACTATCAAGCTGCAAACTTTGACATTGATTTAAATACAGAGCTTAATTCAGAACCTACCATCAAGCTTTCCGCGCAGGATCAAACCAGAACCCTAGCGCAGTATATCGAAGCCTACGGTGGTCTAATCGGTTCCGACCTAACCATGACGGTTGTTAACTCCGGTGCGCTAGATGGCCCACCAGAAATCCAAGAAACCTTTAAGATCATTGCTTCTAACGTTAATGAGTACGTTGTAGAATTTGATCTAGGTACAGAGAGCGCAGTCAATAAGCGCTTCCCATTATACCGGCAGTTTAGGGACCGTTGTGCATGGCCCTACAAGGGTCGTAGATGCGGCTACACAGGCCAGCTAGCGACTTGTGACTATACCCTAGAGGGTAGCAATGGCTGTATCGCACACGCCAACGTAGCGAGGTTTGGGGCCTTCCCGTCACTAGACGCGACCGCCTAATGTTAGACCTTTATTCTAAGTATATTGGTATTCCGTTCGCTTATGGTGGACGGAGTACAAAAGAACTAGACTGTTATGGTTTAGTCATGCTATTATATAGAGACTTAAAAAACATCATTCTTCCTGATGTTGCTTCCCCATCATATTTACAAGCGATAGCTGATCTGGTATCAGTAGAGAAGCTTAAATGGACACCTTGCGATATTCAAGAAGGTGCAGTTCTAATCTTTTCTATTAAAGGTTATGGCGCACACGTTGGATACGTTATTGGTCCGGATAAGATGATCCACACATGGGAAAAGACCAATGGCGTTACTATCGAACGCATTTCCTATGCAGGGTGGAATAGAAGAATTATAGGCTGCTACAAATATGAAAACTAATGACAAGGTTATTAACGTAGGAATTATCTACAACGCTTTCGACCCTACGGACGTTAAGCGTGCAGAACTTGTGTATCGTAAGAACACAATGCTCAAGACGTATCTGCAAGACCTTCCTACCGATTGCGATTGGCTAATTGGCCTTAATGGCAATCCTGTTGACCTTGTTAAAGATGGCAAGACTAAGCTTAAGGCTAACGATACCGTTACACTAGTCGTCGTACCGCATGGTGATGGCGGCGTTAAGGGCATCCTACGTATGGTCGCGATGATCGCAGTAGTCGTAGGCGCTTCACTTCTATTCGCTCCCGGTGGTGCGTTAGCTGGATCAAGCTTATTTGGTCTATCAGCGGCGACCACAGCGACCTTAGGTATTGCCACCATCACAGCCGTTGGCGGTATGCTAATCAACGCTGTACTTCCTCCTACAACTCCTAAATCAGACCTACAAGAGGACAGCCCTTCATATGGTTATGACGGCGCTAAGAACACGTCTAAGCAGGGCATCGCATTACCGGTTATTTACGGTCGTTACCGTGTAGCTGGTAACTATGTTGATATCTATTCACAAAACGTTGGTGACGATCAGTACCTTTATGGTCGTACTGTACTTTCAGACGGTCGCATTAATAACGTAACCCTACCGCTTCTAAACGATCAACCTATTGAAAACTACACCGGAGTTGATTGGGGATTTACGCACGGCGACGATAACGAAACCGTAAACCCTTACTTCAACCGCAATCTTGCTCAAATAAATAAGAGCATTAAAATGTCTAGTGGTGTTTATGTAACGCACACTACCACATCACCGGTTGACCAAATCCAGCTAAACTTTCAATTCAGCCGTGGTCTAGTCCACATTGATAAGAAGAAGAATACCAAGCAAAATCGTACTGCTACTGTTTCGGTGGAAATCACTGAACACGGTACTAATAACTGGCGTCCAATGGGTAAGGATTACCTACAGCAAACAAATGGTGATATGGGTGCTAGAACAACTCCTATTACCTCAAAGCTTGCGGTAAGCGTCGATCCTACTATCGATACTACAAGCGTTCAAAACTACTCTTATGAAATCCAGTATAAGAAGGCAAGCGACTCAACTTGGACTAGCTTTCGCACTGTAACAGGTTCTAACGCCGATGCGATTGCCTACACACCTTATGCAAATAATTGGGATGACGTAAATAGCAACCAAGTTACCTATTCATATCAGGCACCGGGGCAGAGCTTCGAATGGGCTGTACCAGCCGGAAGCTACCAAATCCGTGTCGTAGGCCAAGGCGCTATGACTTCATGGGGCTATTCCGTATCAGCGGGAGGCCAGCTAACATATTCCTTCACTGATAACCGCGCTAAGGTAATCCGTAAGACCATCGAGTCAGGAACTTTAAACCTAGCCGTTTATGATATCCGCGTTCGTAAGACTTCTGCGGATGGTGATGACGAATACGATCTAGACGAAATGTATCTAACAGATGTTGGTGAAATCACCACAACTGGTATCGCATTAAAGAACGTAGCTACTGCTTACTATCGTATTAAGATGAGCGAGCAGTTAAGTGGCGTTCCTAACATCACTTGGTTAGCAGATGGCGTAGAAGTAAATCAGTATGATAACAATGGTAAAGTAACCGTTAAAGAATGGACGGACAATTGCTCTTGGATCGTTCTAGATATGCTTATTGGTGATGAGCGCGGTTCACCACAAATCTTCAATATCGATTTCCCTATGTTCGTCGAGTGGGCGCAATATTGTCAAGATATGGGCTTAAAGTTCAATGGTATCTTCGATACTACAACTAGCCTTTGGGATGCTTGCGTTGCGGTTCTTAAGGTAGGCCATGCCTCCTTCACTCGCATTGGTACAAAGCTATCACTAACCATCGATAGACCACAAGCCCCCGTCATGCTCTTTGGACCGGGCAACATCTTCAAGGACAGCTTCAAGGTTTCATACCTTGCCATGACCGGTCGGGCTAATGAGTTCGAACTATCCTACTTTGATCGCGACGATAACAACACACAAAAGACTATCCGCATTGTTGATCCGGACGCGAACAACCGTGGCGATATGCCGCGCGCAGTTACCTACCAGATGCCCGGTATCGATAACTTCGATCAGGCGCACAAGGAAGCTTGGTATCAGCTTTACAACAACCGTTATATTCGCCGCACAATCACCTTTGATGCTCCGATTGAGTCAATCGGTCTAGGCATCGGTGACGTTGCGCTAATCCAACATGATATGATGGATTGGGGAACCTCCGGTCGTCTAGTAGCTGCATATAATCCAACTTCTATTAAGCTAGATAAGCTTGTAGAAATGGACGAAGGTGTAAACTACTCACTACTAGTAATCCATGACAAGCTACTAAGAGCTAGCGGTACAAACTCTAACTACAATCCGTCAACTGGAATCATGACAGTTAGCGGAGTAACAGACACATCTATTACTCTTGATAATGTGAAGCGTCTTTATCAGCCTTCTACAGGTCGTGATTACGAAATCGTATCATTAGGATTTAGCGGTAATACTGCTTACGTAGGATTAACTGCACCAGACGTATTTACGGCTTCAACCGTACAGTTCTATGATACAGACGTAATCGAAGAGCGCGACGTTGTATATGCAGCTAACCAAGTTGATACACTTACCGTTACAAGTCCTTTCTCACAAGCGCCTAATCCATATGTTAACTATATGTTTGGCGTTAAGACGATCAACAAAAAGCCATATCGTCTAAAGGGTATCAATGGTACCGGCTTCGATACACGCACCCTTACGTTTATCGAGTATGTAGACGCTATTTACGGACCACCGGAGCATATCGTTCCCTATCCGCCAACGACACTACCAAAGGGCGTTAAGCACGTTAAGGAGCTACAGTACGTCTATGATAACCGTAGCACAGACGTAAATACCATTGTTTCAGGTGTACTATCATGGAATGCCAGCGGTATTTCTAACTATGGCGGTGCAGACATTTATGTTGGCTTAAACGGCGCTAACTTCGTTCTTAATAAGACTGTTTTAAACGTATCAGAATGTCAGCTTGATTTCCACTTTAGCGACACCGCTTTAGTGAAGGTAGTTGCATTCAATACGAACCTTATTCGTGCGCCTATCGGTACAGCCCCTTATGTTAGCATCAATATTGCTGCCGGTCCCGTTAGCCTTGATCCGCCTACAGGTCTTACAGTCGATCAAGTATCGTACCTTGCCCTAGGTATCGTAGAGGCTTCATGGGAAGCTCCTGATTCCGTAGGTAACGATCCTGTCAAGTACCGTGTGCAACTATCCCTTCCTACCGGTGCATGGGATGAATACGCAACCACAACCGATACAACCTTGCGTGTTGGCGACCTAGAAGCTGGTATTCACTCACTACGGGTACGTACAGAGCGTGCCGAGTCTTTCTCTACTTGGGCTTCTACAACCTTTAACGTTGTTACAACAGAGGATACAATTGCACCGGGCGCAACCGTTGGTGGTGTAATTGGTCAAAACATTCATAACTCGGATGGAAGCCTCTACGTTCCCGGTCAAGGTGGTAGTGGTGGTGCGCCTGCGCCTATCGACACAACTCCACCGGGCGTACCTACTGGATTAGTTTTAACCTCAAACCTAACTGATACTGGTGTTGATCTTATTGCTAGCTGGAATGCTCCAACTGACGCCGATCTAGCAGGCTATGACCTAGCGGTACGTGTCGGTAGCGGTACTTACATTAACTTCAATACTACCAGCACAACTTACAAGATTTCAGGACAACCACGTAACACAACCTTTACTGCAAAGGTTCGCGCTTACGACAAGTCTGGAAATAGAAGTGAGTACAGTGCGGCTGTAACTTACACAACAGTTAAGGATACTACCCCACCAGCGCCAGTAACAGGTTTAGGATATTCAGCGGCATTAAAGACTATCTTCCTACAATGGAACAACCCTTCTGACGCTGATTTAGCTTATGTTCAGGTAAACGAAGCTGGCGTTAATGATATTACACAAAGTTATATTGTTGATACTCTTAATGCTACGCCTAATACTAATGGAAGCTATACTAGATCAGGCTTACAGTCGGGTCAAACAGTTTACTATTGGTTAACAACCGTTGATACTTCTGGTAACAAAAGCGCGCCGGTTGGTATCACTACTCAATCCGGTACCGTAAGCAATGCTGACGTTACACCGGGCCTTCTACTTCCTAAGGCTTCAATTAGCGGTCTAAATGACTCTGGTGTCGAGGGCCAAACTTCTGTTTATAACGGCAAGGTAGTAACCTACAAGAATGGTACGTGGGTTTACGTAATTACAGATGCTAACACCATCACCGGTAAGATCGTAGGCGATCAGATTGCGGATGCAGCGGTTGACGCCCTTAAGCTTGCAACAAACCTACGCGCACCAATCATCGTTGCTGTAGATAACATCAATGATGGTAGTGTTGTTCCTGTAGTATTTGGTTCACTCGCTTACAACCTAAATGACGGCAAGCTATATCGTTCGGGCGCGGCTGGTAATGCTACCGGTTGGTACGAAATGAACTATTCTGCTGCTAACATCAAAGGACAGCTTGGAAGCGATCAAATCGCAAACATCATTGCTAGTAAGGTAACAGGCCAGCTAACAAGCGATCAAATCCAAAGTCTAGTTGCTAGTAAGCTAGCAGGACAGCTTAACGGTCAAACTCAAATTCTACCCGGCAGTATCACTACGAATCAAATTGCAGCTAATACCATTACTGCAAATAATATCCTAGCTGGTTCTATTAATGCTGATAGACTTGCTGCTAATAGCATTACGTCTTATCAAATTGCTGCTAACACGATCACAGCTTATAACATTCAAGCTGCATCTATTACCGGTGATAAGATTGCTGCTAACTCAATTACTGCACAGAATATTCTTGCAGGAACGATTACAGGCGACAAGATCGCAGCTAATACCATTTCTGGTAACAGCATCATTGCGGGTACGATCCAAGCGGCGCAACTTGCTGCTAACTCAATTACTGCATCAAAGATCGCTGTAGTAAGTGATAACCTATTTGGCGACTCAATGGTTAGCGATGCTGCTTGGTGGACAATGCAGCCGCCAGCTAACACACGTTTATCAGCGGGATACCAAGGCGTTGCCGGTTCATGGGTTAAGAATGCCGATTACAACCTAGCTGCTACAGTAGGTTCTCCTGCCCATTGGCTTCTATACTCGCAGTACGGAAATACCAGAACCGACACCAACTACGAGCTATACACGCCGGGTATGACGGGTGTTTCTTCTAATACTGTTTACTCATTTGAGTTCGGTTACGAAAACCAGTCAAACGCTATATTCCATATTGACGTACAATGGTACAACACAGATGGTAATATTTTTGCTGGCAATGGTGTACTAGCTGTAGGTGGTGGTAATGGTGGTCAATCTTCTGTTCAAATCACTTCACCTTCTGCTCCGGTTATCGGATACCGCATGGTATTCTATATCGATCACGCTTCAACCGGTACGGCTGGTTTCAGTGGTTACATCCGCGTAGGTAAGAACGTTGTTCGTCGTGCAAATGCTGCAACAATGTATGTTGATGGTACTATTGCGGGTAATAAGATCATTGCCAACACTATTACTGCAAACCAAATTGCTGCTAATACAATTACAGCTTATAACATCGCGGCAAATACCATCACTGGTGATAAGATCGTTGCTGGTACCATCCAAGCTGCTCAAATCGCAGCGGGTGCCATCACAACAACTAAACTAGGTATTACTGGCGAAAGCTTGTTTCCGGATGGTTTCATTAAGGATGTTCCTTGGTGGCAGACAGCGCAAAGCCAAAACGTATATAACGCTTGGCAGTTTAATGATGATAAGGTTAACAACCCTCAAAGAGCGGGCGGACCTAATGCATGGGCTATCACTGACGGTACAGTAGGTTCTAATAATACCGTAAGCAACTATCAAATCTTCGCACCTTCACTAGGCGGTATTTCTGGTGGTACGGTTTATGAGCTTCGCTTAACAGGTCAAAATGCTACTAACAGACCTTATCTAAGCGCTGTAATTCAGTGGTTCGACGGCAATGGTGCTTATATTACCGCTCAAGGTGACGCGATCACCAGCGGTTCTCTCCGCACGATCAGTATGCAATGCACAGCGCCAGTTAATGCCGCTACATACCGTCTATACATCGATTTAAACGGCTCTACAGCGCCGTTTACCGGCTTCGCGGTGTTTGGTGGCATTAGCTTCCGACAGGCCGCTACAGGCTCGCTAATCGTGGACGGAACGATCACCGGATCAAAGATTCAAGCGGGTTCAATCTATGCTGATTTAATCCAAGCTGGAACCATTACCGGTGACAAATTTAACACAGGAACAAATCTACCGGGAACTATCACGGTTGGTAACACTGGCGTTAGCATTGAAACCGTTAGATCAACAGCAAGCCAAGCTTATAATAATGCTGCTACCGCTATTAACTCTATTAACGTAATTTCGAGCGACGGTTATCTTTCTAAGTCTGAAAAGCCTGAAATGATCCGTCAATGGAACACGCTTACTGGCACAGTTGACTATGTTGCGGATCAGGCCAATAACGCGGGCGTTGATGCCTCTGGTATGATTAACTCTAGAAGCAATCTTGCTAATTATCTTAATAGCTTAAGTCCATCTTGGGCTGACGTTAATAGCGATACTCCTGTTGATGGCAATTACCTAAGAGGATTAATCAACGATCTAAACAACAATATCAACGACGTTCGTAGAAACATTTCTAATAAGACTTATAGCTACGCTAACGATCCTGCGAATGTTGTTAATAATCGATCAACCACCATCGATCCCGGTAAAATCTTAATCGCTGGTAACACAACTTTAGCTAACTGGCGCAACGGTGGTGACAACACCAAGATTGAAGGCGGAAACATTGCTGCTAATACAATTACAGCTAACAAAGTTAGCATTGGTGTACGTGGCGTCAACATCCTAGATATCGCCTTCGATACTGACAGAAACCGTACCGTTAGCTGGTCAACCGGCTACGTAGAATGGATGGATGAAAACAACAACCGTCGCGTTGACTATATGCGTGGTGGTAGCGGCTATCTTGATCCCAACAACCCACTTGGCATTGTGTTCGTTTGGTTCGACCGCGCTGTATCTCCAAACTACTTTGGCGATGGCTCTGGTAATCTGTTTGCCGGTATGCCCGCTGGTGGTGCCGCTGAACTATTGGGTAATTCTAACAACATCATTCTAGCGGCGTATCGTGGCGGTACTAACCTAACCACAGACTACGGTAGAACAATTATTGATGGCGACCTTATTAAGACCGGTACTGTACAAGCTGATAGATTGCAAGTTAACCAACTTTCTGCTATTACCGGGGAAATTGGTTTCTTAAGATCATATAACGGTCAAGGCGGTTGGGTAGAACGCGACGGCAACGGCACAAGAGTATATGGCAACAGCGGAAACCTATTAGTTAGAATGGGTCATTGGTAAGTGAGTGATGGTTTCCAAGTATTTGACTACGCCACCGGTCAAATACTACTAGATACAATGCAAGTAGTATTAATGGTAGCAGGAACGGCTTTGATTGGTGGTAATACGACACAGTATGGCACTATCGACGTTCCTGCCTTCGCTCTTAGAGGGGCTAACCCTTTCGTCATGGTGTTGTCTGTTGACGTACCGGGTTCGGGCTATTCCGGACAGTTTGTAGGCTATGCACCGACATTTAATATCAGCGGTACAACCATATCATATATGTTCCCTAACATTTATGGCAATGGCACTAATACGTACCCTGCTACAAGAATTCTATATGGTATAAGATAATGACTTCTGGATTAGAAACTTACAGATCAGACAATGGAGCTATTCAATTCAGTAGCAATCTTATGTCCTACAGATTTAGCAGCAAGGGTAGTGTCCAAACGCAGGCCGTAACTTTCAGTTCTTCCCCTAGTCGCGGGTTGATCCCAACCACACGCAACAGCGATCAAATCATTGCGGTTAGATCACAATACGCTTGTGCAAGGGGCGGTGCTACAGACCGTGCTACCAATGACAATTACGATGTTTATCAGAGTTCGGGGCCGGTCGGAACCGTTATTGAATATTTTGTATTTGATAAAATATCTACTGGTACTCCGCTTAATTTTGGTATAGAGACATACAGTGATGTTACGCATGAACTAACGTTCAGTGCTACATTGCCTACTGCAATTTGTTATGGTGTTATTACAGACAGCACTACGTCAGTAGCTTTGGACCCTTCCAAAAATTATGCAGCGGTCTTACCTAACTTTTCAGGGTACGACAGGACACAGTATAGCGGCGGGGTACAAAGGGAAGTTAACAGTAAGGGACAGACTGTTTATTACTACATCGACTACCAAGAGTTCGGTAAGGTAAGAGGGGTTTCATCTAATAGCTCTTATAACCAATTTAACTTGGCAGAAGTATCATATAATGATAAAACAGGCCAATACATTGTGCCGTCGCAAAACTCTCCACAACCGGCAGATTACACTTCGTTCGATATTCCTATTGGAGTTATCCTACTTATAGACGTTACTAGATTTTAAAAAGGAAAGAATATGGGTACTACTACATTGCGTTCACAGATTTTAACACTTCAACAGCAGCTAGCCGCAGAGCAGCCGCAAGTTGCAACCGACCTAAAGACACTCGTACAGTCATCGGACGTAGCAGCCTTACTAGCTCAATTTCAGGCTATTCAGGATCGCGCTATGCCTAATGGCCCTATCGATAGCCAGATTTCAAATATCATTACAGTGTTTGCTAACATTTCAGTGTTTGCGGTACAGAACGTACAGATGCAGCAAACAATTGCAGCACAAAACGGCAATACTACGCAGACTGCTACAGCTTAATTGTTGTTTATTAGCATTCATGGTATTATTACATAGGAGATAATGTCATGGGTATTATTACAGCAATTGGTTTCATTAAAAGAAGACTAAACGAGCGCTCAACATGGGTTGCAATCGGTGCCGGATGTGCTGGTGCCGCTGCCCTAACATCCCCGTTTAACTGGATTGCCTTTGCAGTCGGTATCATCGGGGCGCTTGTTCCAGACGCGGATATAGACAAAAATGTGGAACATAGCCACGCTTAAGATTAAACTAATCATCGCCGGTATCTTATTAGCAATAATGGGGGCCGGTGGTCTTTTTGTTTGGCATCTTTCTAGCGCAAATAACAACCTTCATACAAAAGTTACTCAACTTGATACTGCCGTTAAATCCGGTGAAGATACAATTCAAGAGGGTACACGGCGTTCTTCTGTTATCGATGAGATTAACAAAGAAGGCGATGCTAAGAGAGCATCATTACAAATCCATTATCAAACCAAGATTAATAAAATTGATAAGCAAGTCCAAGAAGGCAAAGACAAGCCTGTAGGTCCATTGCTACAGGAATTTTTCAATGACAAGTAAGCTTTTCGTTCTACTCTTTATAGCCGGTAGTCTACTTTCCGGTTGCGGAAGCGTAACAACCGTCTTCCATCCTCAACCCATTGCCATCCCTGCTAGCCAATTCCAATGCGAAAACCCTACGGATCGACCTAGCGGTGATAAGATTATGGAATCAAGCGTAGCAAAATACATTGCTAGTTTGGAGAAGACTATTCCCGATTGTAAGCTACGGCTAAAAGAGCTAAGCGTAATCATGGAATGCTTCAATGATAAGAAGTGCGATCCCAAGTCACTAATGCGAGGACTAGCGGTTGCATCCTTGAAAACTGGCGGTTAAAACAAGTTTGCCCTGCAAGGTTGCAAGCTACTTGTTACTGGTTTCTAGTTAATTATTACTAATTAATTATAAATAATTATATATTATTAAGTATTCTTATAATACTTTAATAGTAATAAGAAGTATTATATAGGATTCTTATCAATTATGTCTAAATCTATTCTAGTTATTCCAGATTCACATTCTTCTCCCGGTCATTCTAACGAACGCTACGAATGGTTAGCGAAGTTAGTATTAGATTTAAAACCAACTTATTGTGTTGATATTGGTGATTGGTTTTGTATGCCATCACTATCAAGTCATGACGTAGGAACCAAAGGTTTCGAAGGTCGTCGTTATAAACAAGATATCAACGCGGGATTAGATGCTCAAGATCGTTTTTATAATATTACCAGAGCACCTAAGAAGAAGGGTCCAAAGTATTTTCGTACCCTTGGTAATCATGAACACCGGATTACCAGAGCTATCAATAACCTTCCAATCTTAGAAGGTACTATTAGCCTTAGAGATTTACAATCAAAAGAATATGGCTTTGAAGAGTATGGTTTTCTAGACCCATTAGTTCTAGAAGGTATTACATTTCAGCATTATTTTACTAGTGGTTTAATGGGTCGTCCGGTTGGTGGTGAAAACCATGCCAAGTCCCTTATTACCAAGCAGCTAACCTCTTGCGTTCAAGGTCACTCACATACCTTCGATTTCGCCCGTAGAACAGACCCTACAGGCCGAAAGGTCAACGGCTTGGTAGTTGGGGTCTATCAGGACTACACGCCCCCTTACGCGGCTTCTACGGGGCATTTATGGGACCGTGGCGTTGCACACCTAACCAACGTCGAAAACGGTAACTTCGATATCCAATGGATCGGGCTAGATACCATCAAACGGACCTATGGCAAGGCGTAAAGGATTAGGCAAAGCTGCCTACTTCCGTTCTCTAAGACACAAAGAGAATACGCCTGCATGGGCTGATTTAAAAGAAATAGATAATATCTACAGGAAATGTCGTAAGCTCAATATAGCTTACTACAAGACGTTGAAAGCGAATCGCGTTCCTCGTAAACAGTGGCGAGCCGCATGGCACGTTGACCATATCGTTCCGGTCAAGGGTAAAAATGTGTGCGGCTTGCACGTCCATAATAATCTTAGGATTATTCCAGCTAAATTAAATCTTTCTAAATCTAATAAGTTTGGGGTATAATTCTTACTCCAAAGAAGGAAACTTGAATGCCAAAGCGCTCTAAGCAGTACAATAACGAACCTAAGCCTTGGGAAATGCCTACTTACGATAGAGTAGACCCAACACAACCAAATCACGAATTAAAAATCAAAAAGATTACGCCTAAAAACGAATCGCAAGCTTATTATATGAGCAAGATTAACGGCACTTCAATTACATTCGGCATTGGTCCCGCTGGTACAGGTAAGACATGGTTAGCCGCTGTGATGGCTGCACAAGCCCTAAAGAACGGCCATATCGATAAGATTATTGTTACACGCCCTGCCGTCGAAGTAGGCGAGAGCCTTGGTTTCCTTCCCGGCGAATTAGAAGAGAAATACGAACCATATTTACGCCCTGTTAAAGATGCATTCATTGATGCGTTAGGTGCGGGACAAACAGAATATTATATCAAACAAAAGCGTATTGAAGCACGCCCACTACAATTCCTAAGAGGCGCTACCCTAAAGGATTGTTGGACGATTGCCGATGAAATGCAGAACAGCACCCCCGGCGAAATGAAGATGTTCCTAACCCGTTTCGGTGAAGGTGGTAAGTACATCATTAACGGCGATATTAAGCAGAAGGATATTGCAGGGCCAAGCGGCCTAGTAGATGCCCTTTACAAGCTGAACGGGCTGCGCGATGTAGCCATCTGCAACTTTAGCCATGCCGATATCGTCCGTCACGGAATCGTTCGCGACATTATTGGTCGTTACGAAGGCTCCGAGGGATATTTTGAAGATCAGGAGGGGTTGCAGCGCTTTCTACAATCAAACTAAAGGACTTTATGGCTACGTTAAGTATAGAAATGATAAGAGAAATACAAGATTTAGCCAAATGCTACGAAGAAGCCGAGAAGAAGCGGTACGAAAGGATTAAAGCCTCTACCGCTTCTTCTTTTGTAGAAGCTAAAGAAAAGAATCTTGATAAGTATTTTACTGGAAAGCCCTGTAAGCGAGGGCATTTAGATTATCGATCGACAAAAGGTAGAAACTGTTTAACGTGTCAGGCAGAACGTAATAAAATTAATAAAGAACGTTATCGCACCGACCCCGAATGGCGCAAGAATACAGCAGCCAAACAAAGAAAATGGATGGAAGGTAATTGGGAACTCTATCTTTGGCACGGCGCTAAAAAACGCGCTAAGCGTGACAACTTACTCTTCACGATAGTTCCCGAAGATATTGTGATTCCTAGCCGTTGCCCTGTGTTGGGGTTCGAGCTACGTATGAACAAAGGGTCGCCAAGCTTTGATAGCGCGGCTATTGACCGCTTATACCCAAGTTTAGGTTATACTAAAAAAAATATCATAGTTGTTTCGCATCGCGCGAACGCAATTAAGAATGATTCTACTATAATCGAATTGGAGAAAACATATTTATTCTATAAGGAATTACTAAACAAGTGACTACAGTTACCTTTGATAATGAATTTAAAGACAAGGCCCTAGCATTAAACTTACGGGATCGAAACTTCTGCGAACGGGTTGATGGGCTTATTAAGCCAGAGTTCTTCGAATCAGAGATTGACCGCTACATCTTAGGATTAGTAAACAATCACTATAAGAAGTACCGGATCAACCCTTCGCCGCAAGCTTTAGCCCATACCTACAAAGAAGATAAAGCCGCTGGTGTCATCCGCAAGGAACTAGAAGGCCCAATTAATACAAAGATTAAAGACCTTTATAAGACCGATATTTCAGACCGCGAATATATTATCGATAAGGTAGCAGGGTTCGTACAGCGACAGGCTACGGTAGCAGCAACAATGTTAGCTGCCGATATCATCGATAACAACGGCGACCTAAATTCAATCCTTCCCCTTTTCCAGAAGGCAATTGACGTAGGTGTAAGCGATCTATCAACAGCATATGATTATAACGATGGTGACGCCATTAAGCAGCGTAGCGCCATTCGCAAGGCCCGCCTAGCGGGTGAAGTTTCCTATAACTCGGTAACAACCGGCTTTAAGGAAATTGATGCCACCTTATACCGTCGAGGATGGGGCAAGGGTGAGCTAACGCTACTTATGGCACCTTCCAAGCGAGGCAAGTCCATTGGCCTTCTAGACCACGCTCTACGGGCCGCAGAGAAGGGCCATAAGGTTCTTTTCGTATCGTTAGAGGTTTCAACCGAAATTCAGGTTGATCGTATGGATGCTAACATTTCAGGCGTTAAGATGGATAATCTTACGGTTGAAATCGACAAGGTAGATGAACGTGTTACTAAGTGGACGCAAAGAGCCGCAACACTAAAGCTACATGAATACCCGTCAGGAACATTCGGTGTAAGTCACCTTCGCCGCCTGATTAAGAAGTACCAAGCAATCGGGATCACATTCGATCTAGTCTGTGTCGATTACCTAGATATTATGCTTTCTGAATCAAGTGGCATTGATGGTATCGAGAAGAGCAAACAGGTAGGTATTGATCTAAGAGCGCTGGCGCAGACCGAAAATGTTGCTATGTTGTCCGCAACCCAAACCAACCGTACCGGTGCCGAAGTGGAAGTTATCACGATGGTTCACGTTGCGGAAGATTTCAACAAAATCCGCACTGCCGATCTTGTTATTACGATCAACGTAAGTGAAATCGAACAGGAAACGGGTGAGGCAAGATTGTATTACGCGGCATCACGAAACCAGAAGCCGGTAACAATCACTGTGAAGCGTGATCTTAGTATCATGAAGCACATTAAAGAAGTTGTTGATATCAAAGGATAAGATATGTTTGTTACTAAAGCAAGTCGTGACGAGGCTCGGCGTTACGCAGAATTTTATAGAGATTTAAATAAGCAAAACCTAGAAACTATAGCAAAAAGTTTTGAAAACGTAGAATCCCTACGTAAAGCTATGGCTGAAATCTTAGCCCAAGTTACACCATCTGCAAACGCCACCGTTACACGCATGGCAGCAATCGCAGAGAAAGCACTAGGTCTTTAAGTGTTCGGTCGGAACCCTTGTAAGCGTAAGGGTCATGAATGGGAATCCTATGGTTGGTCGGTAATGGGTTTTGGTCCTTACCGATACCATTATAGGTGTACAAAGTGTGGCGTAGTAACTGCCGCAATGGAAGCAGAAGAAGACGAGCTTGAAGAGGAAGAAGAACCTACTTCAACAGAGTAAGGAAGTATCTTGTTCGATTTAAACGAAGTTGACATTGAACAGTTGGTAAGTTTCGAAGGCTACGAATACCGTTTATCTAGCGGTAATCGTGGCCTTCAATTAAATGTAAAGACTTGCCCCAAGTGTCACAAAGAAGACTATAAAGTATATTTCAATGCTGAAAACGGTTTAGGCAATTGCTTTAGCTGCGATCAGAAGTTTAACAAGTTCTCATTCGTACAATACGCTAGAGGGTTCGGTGACAAGAAAGCATTAGTCTTTCGTTATCTTGAAGGTATCTACAGTACAGTAGCTTATAAGCCAAGGCCCAAGCAACACGTAGATATCAAACTAAATAAAGACTGGAAACTTCCACTTAATAAAAGAATTGAGTTGGATGAAGACTTACCACAATACTTATTAGATAGGCACATTAATGCAAAGATTGCTAAAAGATTTGACCTTAGGGTATGCGATGCTGGATTCTACAAGTACGAAGATCATTCAAACCGTATTCGGATGGTTGATTTTAGCGGTCGCATCATTATCCCTATTAATGACATTAACGGCAACCCCGCTACATTTCAGGGCCGCGACCTTACAGGTTCCGCCGCCCGTAAGTACCTCTTTCCTAACATGCTTCCCGGTACTGCCCGTTATATCTACAATTCGCACTTCGTCATCAAAAACAAAATTAAGCGAGTCGTTCTCAACGAAGGTGTGTTCGACGTATTCGCCACTACAAAAGCACTAGAAAGCGAAGTCGGTTATAAAGAGTGGGCCGCTTGTGGAACCTTTGGTAAGCATTTCAGTATCCAAACAAACACTAGGCAGGCAGAAGACCAGCTAGCAGACCTAGCGGTAATGAAAGAAGCAGGGGTTGAGGAATTTGTAATCATGTGGGATGGAGAGCCTAAGGCACGCATTGCAGCGCTCAAGGCCGCTCTAAAGCTCCGCTCATACGGTTTCAACGTTAAGGTAGCTCTAGGGCTTCCCGAAGGCTGCGACCCTGCCGAGTGCAGCGCACAGGACGTTCTACGGGCTTTAGATACCCGCGTCGTGCCAAGTGAAATGCAGTTAATCAGGTACAGGATTTCGTAAATGAAGGGCCAACGCCAATCACAGATTTTAAAGAAGACTACTAAAATCTTAGCTGGTAAGAATATCGATGTATTTACCGAAGGGTTCGCACCTAGGGTTGAATATGACGTTAAGACCAAACAACCAGTAAGAGTCTTCATACCGGAAATTCCAGATATTGCTAGTGATGAACTAATTGCCGCTCTTCATGGTTATATAGATCATGAATGTGGGCATATTCTAGAATCATCAAATGATGACATTTGCGATACCACAAAGAACCAGCTTTGGCATTATATTCATAACTGCATTGAAGACCCGCGCGTCAATGCTAAGATGAGTGATCGCTATCCCGGTTGTGAAGCAAACATCCGGCGCGGTTATAACTACATCTTTAATCGTGAAGAGGTTAAGGGCGAGCCTAATGCCTATGCAAAAGAAACGGTTGATAAAATCGATCTTACTAACGAGGAACAGGTAAAGGACGCACAGGTAAATTACTCTTGTGTGTGGTTTGCTAAGAAGGCAAATTGTCGCTTTAATTCTGCCAAGTATGATGAGTTAGAGTTAGACCGGCTATTTGCACCCTTAGAAGCAAAAGCTAATCCACGTTACCTAGATGCACTAAGCCGAGCCAATACGACCGAAGAGGTTAAGGAAGCTACTGATTACTTTGTCGATTTCTTCCACAAGGAATTCGAAGAAACAGGTGGTGGCGGTGGTAAGGGTGAAGAACCGGGCAAAGGTGATCCATCTACAGGCAAGCCTACAAAAGGCCGATTGGAAGACCTTAAGAAGCCAGAAGACGAACTAGCAGAAGCAATTGCAAGCGAGTTCGAACATCTAGCTAAGAAGGGTAAGAAGAACTTCCACTTTAGTAACCGTTTCGATATCGAACGTAGCAAGCATGATATTGCAAAGCTTTATAGCCATGCCATGAACCTAGCTGAATTCGAAACGGAAACAAAAACAGTTACTAATTATTTGTCAAAGGATTTGCGCCGCCTACTCGAAAGCCGTAACAGGCGTTGGTGGACCGGTGGTTTCAAATCGGGCAAGCTTAACCAAAAGTCGCTTCATAGCGTCCGTGTCGGCAATGATCGTATCTTTTCAAAGAAGAGCGAAATCCGAGAGGTTAAAGCTGCGGTAAGCCTCCTTATCGATCTTAGCGGTTCTATGTCGCATGGTGATGGTAAGGGTACGAAGGATGTTACTAAGGTTATGATGGCTGCACAAAGCGCCTATGCGTTCGCATTGGTTCTAGAGCAGCTTAAGGTACCTTATGAAGTCTACGGCTTTACAACCGTTCATGCTCAAAACCCCGGCAAGGTCGCTGCTTGGAACAAGTTTAAAGAGTCTGTTACTGATAAAACAGTATTGACCCAAGCTATTAATACAAGTTGTGCCGATATGTTTATGGCTTTTAAGAAGTTCGAAGAAAACTTTGATCTTTACTCTAAGCAATCACTTATCGTTGCTGCTAACAAGGGTACAGGATTACAGGAAAACGAAGATAGTCTACACGTAAAGGCGGCACTAGAAAGACTAGCTTCTAGACCGGAAGATAAAAAGACACTCTTTGTATTCTCCGATGGTCAACCAGCATTCAGAGGCGAGGTAAAACCAAGCCAAGAAATGCTAATGTACCTAGATCGTACAAGCAAGGAAAACTACGGCGTAGATATCTTTGGTATCGGCATTATGAGTGATGCGGTAAAACGCTACTACAAGAACTACAAAGTTGTAAATACACTAAACGAATTACCAGCAGCGTTATTCGAATTTCTCAAGACAAGGATTTAAAGTGGTAAGAACAGAAGTTACTAAGTTATTCGGTTTACGATTAGTTAACTCAATTAAAAATGCAGATGGTGAATCAGTAGCCTTTGACGTTCTAGACCCAAGAACAGACGGCACCGAAAACTTCATTCCAGCTATTAACGATGCATATGTATTCCCACTAGATGCTCTTGTATCAGTTGGCATTGCTTGTGACGAGAATATCCCTTGCCTATTATGGGGTCCGCATGGTTCGGGCAAGTCAACCATGATCGAACAGGTTTGCGCACGTCTTAACCGACCTACGATGCGTATGCAGCATTCGGTAGATACAGAGCGCGCAGACGTTGTAGGCCAATGGGTTCTTGAAGGCGATAAGACCGTGTTCCATTATGGCCCGCTAGCACGCGCTATGCGCGACGGCTTGGTCTATATCGCAGATGAGTACGATTTCGCGCTACCTAACGTCCTAGCGGCTTATCAGGCCGTTATGGAGGGTGAGCCGCTTATCATTCCCAACGCACCGGCCCATATGGCTATCGTTAAGCCGCATCCTGATTTCCGCTTCTTCGCCACTGGCAACACCAATGGTTCCGGCGATGAAACCGGCCTTTACCAAGGAACGCAGCTACAGAACGCAGCTAACTACAGCCGCTTTGGTATCACGATCTATCTAACGTATAATAGCGAAGAAAAGACCATCCTTAAGAAGCTCTTTGGTGAAATTCCAGACGTTGACCTTAAGATGTTAATGGAGTTCGTAACCCTAGTAAGACAGGCTTATTCGGAGCGAACACTAACTAACACCATTAGTACACGCGAGATTATCGGGGTAACAAGGCTTGCGATTCTTCGTGGCCGCGATAAGTTGAATTTCCGCTATGGCATCGATCAAGGTTTCTGTAACCGTATGTCGTCAATCGATGCGGCAGCTATCCGAAATATCGTCGCAAGGGTCTTTGATTAATGTTTGTTGCAAGTAGTGAATTCAGTTTAGGACATTCTCTACTATCAGTTAAAGATATTATTAGTACAGTAGAAGCTAACAAGCTAGATGTAGTTATTGTTGCCGATACCATGAACGTATCATCCATGATCCCTCTAAGTGAAAAGCTTGGAGGGAAACTGATTACAGGTGTCCGCTTAACAATTGTAGATGAAGCCGAGCAAGCCAAGGCATCATTTATTCAGCCTAAGGTATATCCGCGAAACGAACGCGGTATGCAGATTATCTATAAGTATCTAACAAGGTCTTTTGAGCGTCCTTACTTCTTTATGGAGCCGCGCTTAGACCTTGCATCATTATATGAAATGCTAAAGGAAGGTACGGATGACCTATTACTATCTACAGGTGATTTTAATAGCATCTTCACGCATCCTAAGCATAAATCCATTTTGGCGAATATTCTACAACACGTCGAAGTAGTTGTAGATGTATGTCCAATTAAGACGCCACGTTGGGACCGGGTTAACTACACTGGTCTTAAGTATGCGTTAGAAGCAGGACTTGGGGTAAATCCTTACATTCCTTGCATCTACGATAAGAAGGATGCTGAATTATTTCCAATTCATTTTAGCATCCATAAGAACGTAGAATTTAACTTCCTTAACCCGTATGTTGAAAGCTACCATTATACGACAGGCGCACTAGTTGGTGCAGCCCTAGTCGAAATGATGAAGCGCTTAGAGGCTCGCTATGGTGAGTACCCTAAGGCTAAGAAGTACACGTTTGATCCAGCCAAGTTCTACCACTGGCAACACCAAGCGCCGCTTCTACCACAGCTAAGCGCAACGCCACTAGAGACGCTAAAGAAGCTAACGATTGAAGGCTTCAAGACACGTCTTAATCAAAACCTCTTTGGCTTCGCACCTTCACGCGAAGATATCATGACCGTATATGCGGAACGCTTAAAGACAGAGCTTAAGGCTCTAGGTGATCTAGGATTTAGTGATTATTTCCTGCTAGTGTATGAACTAATTGATTGGTGTAATAAGCAGGATATTAAGGTAGGCCCCGGTCGCGGATCGGTAGGCGGTTCCTTAGTAGCATTTTGTTTAGGAATTACAGATGTTGACCCCGTTAGATTTGGATTACTCTTCGAACGATTTATCAATCCGACCCGCTTGGATTTGCCCGATATTGATTTGGACTTTCAAACCACACGTCGCGGTGAAATTATCGAACACTTCTACGACAGATACGGGCGAGATAACGTTGCTGGTATCATTAATTATTCTTCCCTACAAGCGTCGTCAGCGCTTCGCTCAACTTGTCGTATTCTCGGTCTTGCGGCTGATGAATATGCTTGCTCGAAACTAGTACCTTCCGAATTCGGTAAGTCGGCAACGCTTGAGGAAGCAGCCAAACAGGTTATCGATATTAATACTTTCGCTAAGACCTACCCCGATTATTGGGATAAGGCTACGCGACTAGAAAAGAAACTCCGCAACTTCTCCACGCACGCAGCCGGTGTTATCGTATCATCACGATCATTGGTTAATGACGCGGTTGTTGAAATCCGTGGTAAAGACAGCACACGTATTATCAATTGGGATAAGAAGATTTGCGAAAAACAGGGATTAATTAAACTTGATATTCTTGGACTTACTACTCTTGATATTGTGGATCTTTGTTGTGCTTATATTAGGGATAGGCATGGGAAAGTTATCGAATTTTCTAGCATCCCTCTAGATGATCCAAAGGTACTAGAGCAATTCGCAAACGGTAATACGGGTGGCGTTTTCCAGATGGAAGGCGGTTCCTGCCGTAAGATGCTAAAAGGTATGGCTAAGGTAACTCCGCTAACCTTTAACGATCTAATTGCGGTCAACGCTCTTAACCGACCGGGACCAATCGAAGCAGGATTCGTAAGCCAATACATCGATTGTAAGAACGGTGAAAAGGATGTTGAGGTAATCCATAGCTCGGTTGCTCACATTACCGAAGATACATATGGCGTTCTAGCGTATCAGGAACAGATTCAGAAGATCGCGGTTGAACTAGCAGGCTTTACGCTTGCGGAGTCGGACAACCTACGAAAGGCCATCGGTAAAAAAGACAAAGATATGATGGTCAAGTACAAGGATCAATTCGTAAGTGGTGCATCTACTGGCGAAGGTCCGTTAAGTCATCATGCAGCGGTTGCGCTTTGGGATAAGATTGAAGGCTTCGCATCTTACTCTTTCAACAAGAGTCACAGTTGCGCTTACTCACTACTAGGGTATCAATGCATGTGGTTAAAAACCTACTATCCAGTAGAGTTCTACGCCGCGTCATTAACCTACGTAGATGATAAGAAAGTTCGCTCAATCATCATGGAAGCTAAGCGAAATGGTATCAGCGTTGACGCACCATCGATCAACTATTCTACCGATAAGTTCGTAGCAGCAAGTGATAACCGGATTGTTGCACCACTAAGTAAGATCAAGTACGTACAAGGTGCAGCTAAACATATCATGGATGTTCGCAACGATATTGGCGGGCGTTTCCTATGCAAAGAACAGCTAGAGGCATTGACCGTTAAACGGCTTGTAAACAGCCGCGTAATGGGCGCTATGGAGGCGGTAGGGGCTTTAGATGAACTTCCCTTCATCCCTAGTGACTTCGACCCTGTAGAGCGCTCTAAGGCGATTAATGAGTTCCTTCCTTCGCTACCGCTTGGCTTCGTACAGATCGACCGTAAGATTGATTTGTTAAAGCCGGTAAAACACAGCCTAGGATCAACCTTGATTAAACTAAAGGAAGAGGATGAAAACTTTGTAATGCCTTTCCTAGGTGCATCACCTAAGTTCATGGCTGTAATGGATAGCGCGACACAAACAGAAGCAAGGGCTGGTAAGTTCACTGACTCTAAGGGTTTCAATTCCGTAACGCTCGCTCTATATAAAGCAGAGCTTAGCAAGGCAGACGGATATTGGACGGGTCTAGTTAAGAGGCAGAAGACAAAGAAGGAAAAGACATTTAGTAATGACGTGCTAGATGCCTCCTTCAAAATCCTGCTACAAGAGATTGAAATTATCCGACCGCCTGTTATTTTGTGCCTCGGTTCAGCAGTTAGCAGAATGTTCGTTCCTACCCTCAAAGGTAGCGCAACAGACAACATGCTACAGGTCCATTATGACCCTAAGCTAGATGCAAACATCATCCTAGGCTTTTCACCGGGTATGCTCCACTTCAATCCTGATTTGGAAGAGAGTCTAGTTGAACTATTCGACTTAGTAGGAAGCATGGTAAATTGAACACAGACAGACTAATTGGAATGGAAGTACATGATGCCGCAGACCTTGCGGCACATTACAACTATAGTATCCGCGCTGTAGTAATGGATGGCAAGCCAACGATTATTACTTTAGAGTTACGTAATAATAGAATTAATGTCGGTATTAAAGACGGCATTATTACATCAATTTTAGGAACATATTAATTGAGACAGAATTTCGACGCTGCTAAATTTATGGAAGTTATCAATCTAGACGCAAACGCACCACATCTTGCAATGGCTGATAATTCTTCCTTCCTTGCGTTCTACGGTACGCAACAGGGCCTTTGGGAAGGGCAGACCAATCTAGTAAAGATGCAGCTAGAGAACCAAGAGGCAATCGTACAGGAAGAGCTACGTTCTTCCGGCGAAAAGATGACCGCTGGCGTTACAGAAGCCAAGGTAGCACTAGATGAAGAAGTACAAAAACTAAAGAAGCTACTAGTGGTTGCGAAGATGCAAAACACGCTTTATACCAACGCTTGTAAGGCATTCACCGACCGGGGCAATAACTCAAGGTCGCTAAACACTCGCCAGCGCGGCGAACGTGAATACAACAGCAATCATCTAGTAGATACAGATGAACCAGCCGAGGCTTATACTAACGAAGATAAGCGGGAATCCTTAAGAAAGGTTTCCAGAGGCTAAGTTTTCTGGTATAATAGTTACGCCTACACGGCACTAAAAGAACTTAAAGAAAGAGATTAAAACTAAATGTCATTAGCAGCAAAATTAAACGCAAAGAAGCAAGCAGTAGCAGAACGTAACGCAGGCCGTCAGAATACTTATCGTTGGGTCCAGCCTGAAACCGAAGTACGTTTACTCCCGTCATGGCGTCCAGCCGACCATGAAGACCCCGATACATTCTTCCTAGATTTTGGACAGACTTGGATTAAAGACCTAGATGGTAAGATTCTTGCCGTTGTAGGCGATGCCAAGATTACTTATGGCGAAGATGACGTTGTTCGCAACCTCGTTGGACAGGCCATTGCGCAGTCACGTACAGACGGACAGCGTAAGCACTATAAGGAAATGCTAGCAAGCCCGCGTGTTCTCGTTGGCGGTCTAGTTCTAAACGATCCTAACGTTGATCCTACCGAACCACAGATTCTTGAATTCTCCGAGTCACAGTTCACCGGTCCTATCACTGATCTTATTGTTAAGGCAGAGAAGGAAGGCGACAACGTTCTTTCACTAGATGAAGGCTTCAACCTAACTGTCATTAAGACCGGCAAGGGCAAGGAAGGTACCAAGTACAGCTTCACCCTAGCACGTCGTTCTTCAAAGGTTGACCCTAAGGTAATGGATAAGGTTTATGACCTTGACGCCTACGTAAAGGCTAAGTTCGCAGACGGCGCACGCGCAGTCAATGCAATCAAGAGCCTAATTCAGGGTGAGCCGCTTGCTCTAATCGAGCGCTCAACCGATCTAAGCGAGGATCGTGGTTCACGTACCACAAAGAGCGAAGTAGTTGATGCAGACTATGACGTAATCGATAACGCTCGCGAGGGTGGTACCGATAGCGTAGTAGAGAATGTCATCGTAAGTGACGCGGAAATCGACGCACTTTTCGACTAATACATGAAGCGATTAATTCTAATCGACGGCAATAATTGGGGATTCTCCGGTATGGCGAATCCCCGTTTGTCGTCTGGTGATAAAGACACCCAAGCCGTATATTCCGTACTAAAAAGAGTACGTTCCGTTTATGAAGATCATCCTGAATCAATGATTGTCGTCTTATGGGACGGAAGATCATGGCGTAAGGATGTTTACACAGAATACAAGGCTAATAGAACACAAAGCGAAAAGCAGTTAAAAGATAGAAGTGCATATACAGAACAGAAGAAAGACATTGTATTAGGTCTTAGACTTCTAGGCGTTAGTCAAATTTCCGCTAATAACATGGAAGCGGATGACTTAGCCGGTATTATGACGATTAATTCCATTACTAAAAATGTTCCAGTAACATTGATGACTGCCGACCATGATTGGATGCAGTTAGTACAACCCGGCGTGCAATGGATCGATCTTATTCACGGTAAGACGTGCCGCCACACTTCCTTTAAGCGAGACACAGGGTTCGATACACCCGCTCAATTTGTAGAAGCTAAATGCATTCTAGGTGATCGCGGTGATAACGTCTTTGGTATAAATGGTATTGGACCCAAGGCATTAGAAGGCGTCTATGAGCGTTGGGATTCATTCGATGATTTCCTTCATAATATGGAAACATTTAGGCAAGATGCTATAGAATATTGGCGTAAGAAAGGCGGTAAGGTGATGCCTAAGGCTCTTCGTGAAGTTGATACCGAATCCGCTAGAATAAAGCTAAAAGACAATTACCGATTAATGGACTTAAGAACAAAGGAACGTCCACAGCCAGAAGGGTTGAAAAATATTAGAAAGCCGTTAGACAGAGAGGCGTTCTTAAACTTCTGTCATTCTAATGCGTTTTTATCCATTACACGCAAGTTCGACAATTTTATAGAACCTTTCGAAAACAATATTAATACGTTGAAAGAATAACTGAAAGAGCAGTATATCTCTATGATAGGAAAATTATGTCACTAAGCAAGTTAAAGAAGTTACTCAAAGAAAAGAATATGTCTGGTGTAGAAGGTGGCAACTCAACAAAGCACTTTCTAGATACAGGATTCCCTCCGCTAAATGAGGCTCTAACAGGCGAGCCAAACAAGGGCTTCCCATCGGGGCAAATCGTGATGATTGCAGGCCCTTCCGGTTGCGGTAAGACCGCTATTCTATGTGAAATGTTTATCTCTGCACAAAAGGTAGGCGGCTTCGCTGGTATGATGGACGGCGAAACACAGTTCGCGCACGAACTAGCGCTAGAGCGTGGTCTTAGCCAAGGTGATGATTGGGACTATTGGAAGCCCGATACATTCGAAGAGGCTGTAGGTACAGCTATTACAACCGCCCGCTTGATCCGTGAAAATGACCTAATTCCAAAAGATGCACCTATCGTTTTTGGTTTCGATTCAATTCATAGCCTTACCCCGCAGTCAAAGTATGACAATCTAATGGATGCCAAGAAAGGCGCTATTGAAAAGGGCGAAAAGCTATCGATGCATGATAACTATGCCCTAGCTAAGTTCACTAGCGATTGGTTCCCTGTAATTCAGCGTGAGTTTGACAAGTACGGTGTAACAGGCATCTTCCTTAATCAGGTACGTGTTAAGACAACCGCACAGGGCGCTACATATTTCACCTATCCCGGTGGCGATGCTCCATACTATTATTCGTCAACAGTTCTAGTCATGCAGGCTACTAAGGTTTATGACGAAAAGACTAAGGATTTCCTACGTAACGAAATCCGTTGCACAATCGAGAAGTCGCGTAATACCGTACCTTACAGCAAGGTTAAGTGGGATTATGTTCGCGTTGGCGAAAAGGCAATGAAGTTCGATATTATTGGCTCTTACGCAAAGCACCTACAGTCAATTGGTGCGATTGAAACAAAGGGACCAAGAGTAGGTTGGAAGGGTAAGAGTCCGTATCTAAGCGGTGTTATCGCAGAGCTAAATGCGCTACCCGAATCGGACGCCAAGGCCGAGCTTGTGGCGATTCACGAAGCCTTCAAGGCCGATGGCACCATTACCTATCCGTATCCAACGAAAGACTAATGAAAGCTAAGATACTAGTGTGTGGGGGAAGGGAGTTTGGCTACTTCCCCTATTACTATTCAGAGCCAGAATATCCCGAATTATACTCACAGAAAGAAAAAGAGCGTAAATACTTCGAACGCATAATGGCTAAAGCCGATAAGAAGTATGATATCCGCGCCATCATTCAAGGCGGTGCAGAAGGCGCAGATAAACTAGCAAGACGTTGGGCGCTAGAACGCCCTTGGGTTGAAGACATTAATTGCCCTGCCGATTGGAATAAGTACGGCAAGAAAGCCGGTATTTTACGCAATCAAACAATGTTAGAACTTAATCCTACACTAGTCATTGCGTTCCCCGGTGGCATCGGTACGAAGGATATGGTTACGCGGTCAATAAAGGCCGGTTTCAAAGTTATTGAGGTTCCTAGTTTATGCTAACTATCAGCGCAGGAGGCTTGTGCCTTCTAGTTTTTCTTTTCCTTCTTTTCGGTGGTGAGGGCATTGGTTGCCTTTTTGTAATCGGGATTATTCTAATTGCATGTAATGCTACTGCATCATGCGGGATTAACTATATTCCTTCTGGAAATTCCAACGTAACGGTTACTTCAACTAAGTAAGGTTTAATGAAAAAGACTATTATTTTTGATATCGATGGTACTTTAGCTAATTTAGATCATCGATTACATTTCGTTAATGATCCGAAACATAAGAATTGGGAAGAGTTTTTAGCTCGCGTTAAAGATGATCTTCCAATCGAACAGACGATCTTTTTAAACAATATCTTACGTCCAATTACTACATTTGATATCGTTCTTTCTTCTGGTCGTTCCGAAAACGAACGCGCTGATACCGAAGAGTGGTTAGCAAAGTACGGCGTACATTACGACAAGATGTATATGCGCCCTGCCGGTGACACTAGAGCCGATTACGTTGTAAAGCGTGAAATGCTCGATCAGATGCGGGAAGATGGCCGCGATCCTTGGCTAGTCTTTGATGATCGCCAAACGGTTGTAGATATGTGGCGGAAGGAAGGTCTATTTGTCCTTCAATGCGCTGCCAAAGAAACCTTCCTAGATCAGTATCAATTCCATAAAGATATGGAATATCCGCTTACCATCATGGTAGGCCCTTCCGGTGCAGGCAAGTCAACACATATCGCAAATACGCTACATGCTACCGGTCTAGAGCTTCATGGCATGGTAATCTCAAGCGATGCCATCCGCGATATGGTGACAGGTGATTTCCGCGATCAAAGTCAAAATCAAAGAGTGCATGAAGCAATGCACCAGCTAGCAAAGGAAAGACTAAGGTTAGGACTACCGGTTGTGCTGGACGCCACACACATTAGAACAGCGGACAGGGTGAAGGCGGCAAAGTTGCTACCCGAGTCGCATAAGGTTCTCTACGTAGTGGTCGATCGACCGCTTGACGTTAAGCGCCAATGCGCAGGCTGGCGTACCGGAGTAATGGTTAAGGATAAGCCCTTAGTCGATTACCATCACCAAGTTATGCAAGCTAACCTTAAAGCGATTTTAAATGGTGATGGTTTACCTAATGTAACAGTTAAAGATTTACGGAGTTAATTATGAGCTACAACGATATTCTAGACCTTATTGCTAATTGGTTTCTCAACTATGCTTCTGACAATATGCAGTCAGCCGCAATTGATACCGATGGCATTGCCCGTATCAATGGTGAGTTCGATCTTGGCGAGTTAGCCGATCTAATTCAGGATGAAGTTGCTTAATGGTAGAAATCATTAAACAAGGTAAATTACCCGGCGAAGAAGAGTACACTACTACTTGTCGTAATTGCAAAACTATCTTTAAGTTTAAAGCTAAAGAAGCTAAGAAACATGACGATCAACGCGATGGTTCATATCTTACAATAGTTTGCCCGTTACCGGATTGTAATACAACAGCGACGATTTCACCAGTGAAGACTCCACCATTTAGTGCAGGATATGGCTACCGGTAATGACGAAGTACGATACTTTATATAAGTTAACATCTACAGGCGCTACGCAGATTTGGTTTATGGAAGTGGACGGTAATAAGTACCGTACCACTTCCGGTCAAGAGACAGGTAAGCACGTAGTATCAGAGTGGACGATTGCCGAAGGCAAGAACCTAGGCCGCTCAAACGAAACAAGCCCCGAAGATCAG